TATAAGATCCTCTGCAATGAACGCGCCTGCCCCGCTAGCTGCAACAGACGACCTTGTTGGGATGATGGGACTGTCAAATAACATAGCCGATCCTTAGTCTGGGGAAATGGGTGCCATCTTAATCGTCACGTCTCCGTCGTTATCCACCACCTGCACATACAGGCGCTCCACTGCTACAGTCGTCGTACGGTCTAAAAAGTCTGTGCCAATATCAAGCGTACCGTCCCCCGGCACACCCCACACGCCGTCCACGTAGACCCACACCTTCACAGATGCCACCGTGGCCGTCGTGAGCGTAATGGACAAAAAGGTCTCCGCTGAACCTGATAGCATATAGCCATCGGTACTCAACGTAGGCTTAACCGTGGTTCCAGAAACCACCTCACTTATCAGCCAGACGGCAGTAGCGCCTGCTCCACCTCGCGCCCTGTCTACTAAGCGTTTCACGGATCGGATAACGCCGCGCAAGCCTTGCTCGGTGGACAGCCCAAAAGCATTCGGGTCGTCTACCGCATCGGCGCGCTCTCGCTTTGAATATGCAATCTGTGTCATATCTTCTCCTTAAACGCTTGCGTTATAAGTCTTGCGTATGTTCCACCCTGTGTTCCCCGTCACGTTCGTAATTTGTGCCACAAATCTTTCGCTGGCGTAAACACCGAACACCTCAGAGTACGCTTCTGTAAAGCCCTGACCCTTGAAGTGCAAGCTCCACCGCACACCATCATGCACGTAAACTTCGAGGTCGTACCCACTAACGTCTAGCAGGTCGGTTACAGACACGCGGACAAAATTCTCCCCAACTGTGCTAACCCCATAGCCTGCCCCCGGAACTGTATCGGATGCCACTATCGTCTCATCCGAAAGCTGCTCCGTAGCAAACGATTCCTTTGCAAATTCTCGCCGCAGGTTGCTCATAGCCTTGTCCGTTTGTGTTTAGCAGTGTTTGTCAATAACTCAGGAATCGCCAAGCACGTTGTACGTCTCAAGCGATAAGCCGTAGTGCTCTCCAGTACCGCCATTCGCGCTGCTATTTTTCTCGCTGGGGCGATTCACTTCGATGGATGCCGTAATCCTACAGCCACAGAACGGTGGGTTGAAGCCATTGGGTACGGTGCTGTCGACCATCTGCTGTCCAAACTTGCCTGTGTACAGCACGAACATAAGCTCATGGTCTCCCGGTCCTGTCATCTCCTCGACCGTTGGAATCATGTCAGCCCAGCTCTCGCCGAAGCTACCCATTTGGTCGATGCCATGCGCAGCTTTGTTCTCCCTCACGTAGCGTAGCTCACTTACGAGGTCGATCTCAATACCGCTGTTCTGATTCTGCCGGTCGTTCATTGCGATCTTTGCGCTAGAATCCTGTGCATTGTTGTACGCGTAGTCGAACGGGTCGGCATTGTACGTGTCACCCGTCATGCTCATCATGTGCTCGGGAGAATCAAAGTCTGCGCCCGTTAACCGAGTATCGCCATCCAAAAGCGTCTTGGTATACAGGTTTCGCCCAGCCCCCGCGCTGTTTGCACCCAAGCTATCCGAGATCATCGGGTACAGGTGCCCAAGCTGAGCGTGATTCGGATGCTGCCTGAATGATCCGCCACCACTGGCAGAGGGGTGCATAGATTCAAAGTGTAAATATGGCTTGTCCTCCGGTGCATTCGGGGGTTTAGGCATTGGCTTGGCTACGCCCTCCGCGCGGTCGCGTACAACGAACAGCTCAGTGAGCGACTTCGGCTTGGAGGAGCGCAGTGGGAATGCCATCCCTGAATGCTGACCCCCGCCGGGGCGTGTGTGTAAAACCCTAAACGAGCAATTCCACAGTAGCTTCTGTGCAAGCCCCATGTGTTGCACGGCCTTGAACGTGTTGATCAAAGGTGCAAACGTCGGGTCACTGCCTGCGCCGTAGGCGTCTGTGCGCTCCGCGTGCGCCAGCTCAAACATATCATGGTAAACTTCGCTGTAGTGTGCATTTTGCATGGGGCGAAGCGTCGTCTTGTCCACCGGAATTGAGAACACAAGCGGGTGCAAGTAGCTGGTGCGCTCCCGTAGCCCAGCGGGGTCGATGTTTACCGACGTACCTAGGTCTCCGACAAAGGAGGTATCTGTGGTCATCTCCGGTCCAGCACCCGGTTTGTTAAGCGCGTTGTTCGGAATGGTCGAACCATCCCAAGCGAACTTGGTTCTAACCAGATCCACAATCCCCGCCACGGTTGGCGTGCTAATGTGTGCGCGCATAACTGGGAAGGACCAGTCAAAGGACGAGTCTGTATCGTTGCTTCCCCTTCCGTACAGAAAGTAGTCACCTGAATCGGAGTCCGTTCCTACAACGTCGCGGTCTGGCCAGTAAGCGTACTCATTCTCGTACCCATCCAGCCGCACCTTGAACAGCGGGTGGAAGTCAACATTGGAATCAAGATCGGCGTCAGCACCGCTATACTGCCTGAACGCAGGAACGAACACGGGACCGGGATACCCTTCAGCAGCAGTCGCCGTTCTGTCTAGGGGATCTATTGCTGAGACTTCAGGCACGAAAGGGAAGAACCCGTCCGAACCGCTTACTGTAACCTGTGTACTATCGGGCATCTGCATATCGTGCTCGTCACCTGTGTCTCCGAACATTGAGTAGTGCGAGCCCATAATTTCACTTGCATCGGCATCATTGTTGCTCGCCTTGAAGTTATCTATGGTGCTTGTGGACTGTGCATCAGGGGAAGTCTTATTGCGCAGCGCGCTTGGGTTGTGCACCACCGATGGAATAATTAAAGACCGTTCACCCCACTTGGCGTAAACCGAGTATCGCGTGGCAGGTCCAGGGTATTCATTGTTGCCAGTCCCTGTACTTTCGTAGGGTCTCGGTGCTTCGATGTGCTCCATGTTTGGGTGGTACCAATGTGTAAAAGGCTGGTACTTGTCCGCGAAGGGTCTCGATGTGACATCGACGTCACCAACAGTTGCCGTACCACCGTTACCCACAGCATCCGGTGACGTTTCAGTTACCAGCGGTTCCTCATTAAAATAGAGCAAGTGATCAGTTGTACCCAGCCCCTCAAGGTAATCAAGAAATAGGTCAAGCCCGCTCAAGTTGGACATGGACGCTTCAAGAGCCGGGTGTTGATGTTTGGGCATTGTAGCCCAATGCACAAGGGGTAGCGGGTCAAACCGAACGTACAAATTTAACGTGTCGACCAGTGCGTTGACCTTGGTCCCTGCTTCCTCACCGTCTGGACCGGGGTAAAAATCACCAATGTGGTAGCGCAGCCTAAACGTCGTGTTGCGATTCTCCCACACGTCCTTCATGTCAGTTGGCAGTAGCGCGTAGCGCGACCATGGTCCGTTTTGCTCATCAACCTTAATATCGCTGGTGGCATCCTCGATACTCTTTGAGCCTTTCCCATTGGTGAGCACCCCAGCATCGCCTGTGTTATCCCACGTCTCCCCATAGGACTGGAAATTTTCTGGAGAAGCGGCTGCGTCGTTCTGTGCGCCTGTTGCGTCTTGGATAAGCCCCATCGAGCTTTTGGCTCGCGTAGCGCCGGGGCCGGTAATCGCGTTTGGATCGCCTATCCAGTAATTGAACATATCCATTTCGCCATGCGCACTCGTCTTGACCGCGAGTTTCCTGAAGTTCAGTGAGTCCCGTGCCATAATAGCTTGGGCCTTACCATCCTCAAACTTTCTACGTGTTGTATCGCTAAATGGGTTGTTCCCTCCCGTCACCCCAAGGTCATCATTCATGTAGTGTGACCAGCCATCCTCGGAGTCAACCTCGATGAACGTGCCATCCCGGAGGTAGTAGCCACCCGGCCCTGAAACGAACTCGCCAATGGCTATGTCCTTACCAGTGTCAGTACCTACAAGCGGGTCAATTGCGTGCACTGAGCCTTGCGCTGAAGCCATAGGGTTAAGCTGGTATTGTGAACCCACACGGTACTTGTCAGAACTTTGCCCCGATTGGAACAACGACTGCTGTGCATTCTTGAACAGAAAATTCTTAGACGAGCTGATACGTGTCGCAGCACCATCATCATCGTAGTTCAAGTTCGTGCGGCCAAGCTGGTTCCCCAAACCCGTGATCCCAAGCACCGCAGTGTCCAACGCTGCGAAATGCTCCGCAAGCGATCCATAAAGCAAGGGCACCTGTTGCAATCCCACCTGCGCGAATAGCTGCCCCGCAGAATTGTCAAGTATTGGGCCATCATGGTTATTTGCCGCAACCCCACGACCTACGCTAATATCGTAGCCCATCTCCTTTACGCTCATGAGCTGGGGGATGGCAGTCCACACAAATCCGGGTTCGACTTCGCCCCCACTACCCGTGATTTCCTTATACGTGTTCGGGTACGTTGCAAGTCTCGCATGGTTCGCTGGTGGATTGCCTACCTCTTGCGCAAGTCCGGGATGGAAGGACGGATGCAGCGGCTCACTACCTGTTCCACCCACAGTGCGGGAGTGTGGTGCAGTCATCATCAGCAGCACATGGTGGACCGCAGGCGCGTTTTGGCTTACGAGCTTCGCCTCCATTGCTGCACTTACTGCTTCGGGCAGTAGCTGGTTATACCCATTCCAATATTGCGAGGGGAAAGTTTGGTACTTACTGTTTACATATTGGTGCGCGCGAGTAAGCCCAGACTCAGGCGCGCCTTGAAATGGATCTGCCCACGAGCGTACGGCGTCGGTAGCCCAGCCTGCACTGAAGCGCTGGCCATCATCAATCTCGCCAGTAAGCACATGATCCCCGTCGTTAAGCATATCGCGGGTCATATCTGCGCGGACACCTCCCGACGTATACGCGCCTGACAACATCTTGCGTACATGGAGAGGGGCAAGCGTCGTGCCTCCGCCGCCGGTACCATCAGCGCTCATGCGTATATTCGTAGTGCGGATGCACCAGCTCAGCTTAGTTCTATGTGACACGTCCTCGGGCAAGCTCGGGTGCTCAAGCTCGGGGTCTTCGTCTGGGGAAATATCCTCCTCCCACACCATGACGTTTAGTACGGCGGTGTACGCTCCGGCTTTGCCAGATACCCAATTTGACTCATTTGCGTTCGTTGTAGAGTTGAAATGCGTACGTTGCGCGTCCAACGCGTTGCCGGGAACAATTACATACTCGTCTCCGACATTGACAGGGTTAAGAAACCCTTGGTCTATGCCTAGTGTGGTCGCAGACACGCGTGATGAAATCAGGTACGGATTACCCGTGTTAGCCCCGGTCAAGAAAATGACGTTGCATGCTGGCTCCTCAAACTCGATAACCCAATCGCCAACCGTGTACGCAGGCTCGAATGGTCCCGGAGCTATGGGTCCACCCGGTACGGTCAATAAATCTGAAACCCCCGCGAGTCTGTGATTGTCTGTGAACGCCTTATTCTCGTCGACCAACTCATTTGACGTTCCAACGGCTGTCACCTGCCCTCGGAACATCACATTGGCGAACTGCCTGTCTTCTGGGCTCTCGCCACCCAGCACAGAAATTCCTGTGTAGTCAAAGATTACGGACTCAGAAAGCCCGTCTTCGCTCATTGACTTCGTATCAAGTATTCCAAAAGGTGTGGTCAGCCTTCCCAACGTCACCGCAAAGTTATCCGCATTGCGAAGGGATGCAGGGTCGCTCGCTTCCACCGGTTGCACCTGCCATTCGCGGGCAAAATCTTGTGTGAGCGCGTACCCACGGTCTGCGCGCATGTGCTGGGAGGCGCTATGATTCAGTGCATCCACCGCGTCATTAAAATCCGCCGCCACTAGGGGTTTACCCATGTTGAGCTTAACCTTGGTGTACCCCTTCTCGGGCTTGAACGTGTCGTCACGGGATACGTTGGGCTTGTTAGACGGATCAATGGGCATAGTCACTCCTTACACGGGGTAGGCAATCTTAATTTCTACAGTACGCACAATACTAAACGACGCATCTTTATCAATCTTCGGGTGGACGATCCAGTTGAACATCATGCCTGAGTCTGGTGCGCTCGTGGCGAGGCCACCAAACAGGCCAAACTCTCGTAGCGAGCCATTCGCTTCTGAAGATTCAAACCGTACAGACATTGAGATCACAGTGGACGGACCCACAACCACGACTCCCCCATCACCGCTGAAATCGTCAAGCCATGCTGTATTTACAAAGGACGTCTCCTTTCGGAAACTTTCATTTTCCAGTGTTGTCTGAGTCTTGGGTTGTGTTGGTGCTGCGGCATCCCACGTCACATCGCCGCTACCAAGAACCATGTACCCAAGGGATAAAAAACTAGGGTTTGCCGCAGCCTCGCCTTTAAGCAGTGCAGCAACAAGTGGGGCAGCGGAGTTCTGAATCTGGTTATCCGCCCACGTACCTACCACACGAGAACCATCCGCGTACTCGTAAACGTCCCGCCACCTTCCACGCATCTTTGCGATCACGCATTCACTGAAACTCATTAGAAATCCTCGTTTGGTAACTCTCGCCTGCGCCTGCCCATAATCTCGACGTTATTGTACGGGTCGGGTTCTGAAAATACCAGCCACGAATGCCACGTAGCCACGTAGCGGTCGTTGGTTGTGTTAACTAGTGGCCATTTGGGGTGCGGGTATGTGTACAGCAACATCTTATCGTATGACGTGTCTAAAGCATAGTCAGCCAGTTCGTCGAACGCCAGCGTTTCATTGTAGACGTGCTCTTCCACCCACGCGTCTGAATCCAATGGCGCGTACTCCTCCTCATGAACCACGGACAGGTTAAACGTGTACGTCGCGTAGTGGCCGACGAACAATGGTGCCATCTTTGCCATTTTTTGAATAACCACTTCTGGCAACGAGACGCCTTGGTCGGGGACAGGGTGCAGCTCAATGTACAACCCATTGGTATTCTGCCATGGCCAGCCCACTCCATTAGACGACACGATCTGGTTTGAGAAGGTGAACGTCTTGCCATCATTGGTATTGCGTATGGACGTAACCATCGACGGGTCGTTAGGGTCGAACGTCCCAGACTTAGGTATCGAATTTACAACGTCCGCCCACACTCCATCGGTTAGTGCGTTCCACCCGGCTGGAGGATTGTTCTTATCTACAGGCTCCGCCCCATCGTGGGTTCGTAGCACCCATGGATACCCCTCCGTCACAGTCACCGCCCAACCCGTGAGCGCTTGCAGTGCAAACTCTAACGACGGTATGCTGCCCTTCTTCTTCCATAACTCGACAGCCTGCTTCGTTTCCCTGCGGCGGTACTGTGATGATAGCTCAAAATTCGTGGGCCACCCAAGAAACTGGTCGATGTAAGGGATGTTGGCTGCATCGGTGTTGTCCGGGTCATAGACCCTTTTGCGCGTCTGCTCAATATCCTCCCAAGCCATGTCAAAAATACGCCCAAATATGTGCGTAAGCCTTTTCAGGTCTTCGTTCGCCTCGCGCCAATCCAGCTTGCGGTCTACAGGTGGCAGGTACTCGTAAAGAACGTCTGCGTACTTTGACTCAGGTTCCCCATTTTCTCCCACGCGGTTCTGGTAGGCCCAGTTTCTTACAAAACCATGTGCTGGCGAGAAAGCCCATTTGCCCGAAACCGTGTTCTCGTAAAATATCGTGTAGTACCAAGTCGTCCCCGGATCTCCAATATCTTGGTCGAGTAGGTACCTTGAATCGTTGTAGCCCAGCGCCCCAACGTCAGGCCCATCGAAAACAATACTAGCAGAGCTGTCCGTAACGTCGTGGCAATACTCTCGGGTCTTCTTCAAAATCTTGATACGCCCGCCGTAGGCAAAAACGGGTGACACGTCTTTAGGGACGCCAAACTCCACTTTCAGGTACGGGCCTTGGACCGTTGAAGGTTGAAAGGCTGGGCCAACCACAGACCCAACGGGTAAGTTCTCACGAGTAACGCGTAGCGGCGCGTTGGCCCCGAGGACGTTCACCTTCTCAGTAGTGTCTCCCACCTGCACCACAAAGTGAAACTGCCAGTCGGAGTTCTTGCTCACTGCCTACCTCCATACGATAAGACAAATTCCTTAGCGTCAAGCTCACCAGTCGCGTATAACGTCGGGACTACCATCGCGAATTCTCCCACGCTGATATCCCCCCTAAAATTGTCTGTGGAAAAGCTGAACTTATTTCCATGCTGGGGGACGACGCCATTACCTCCAACTGTGATCTTGAAATCAAACTGTGGCAGCTCCCTAGCCCTGCGGGGGTCGTTCCCTGAATTATATTGCGTAATGGTGTACGTGTTCCCTGTTTCAAATAGGCGCTGAACGCCTTGGGCGTCTACGACCTTGCCATAGTTCTTTGAAAACATCTTAAAACGAACATAGTTGAGCCATTCCACTTCGTACTCATCCTCAACCTGAGAATCATAGGCACGTCCGACCGTAATGCTTGCACCGTCTATAAGATCACGGTGGCCTGTCACCAATCTCAGCGCGGGGACGTGATGGAACGCGTTGACGTTAATTTTGTAGACACCCCGGACGCCCTCCACCACGGCAATGATATCTGATTCTGGGATAGCATCACCAAATGTAGCCCCGCTATCTGTGAAATACTTTTTAAGTGCCTCTTGGACGTAGAAGCTCACGTCGTTAACGCGGATGCCTGGCTGGTACGTGATATGTGCTTTTAGGTAGGGCCGAACTATGACGGGGCCTTCGACAAATAACCGCGCGCCACCGACCTTGAGTGACGTAAGGTACCTGCCCACCTCGCCTATAACGCCATGCCCGGCCTTCATGTCAGGGAACCACTCACCAGTCGGAACTGGGTTCGCTCCTTCAGCGGCCACGAACACATGGACCTCGTATGCGCTCCCCATGTGCGAGGCTTTTGCCATGCGGATTCCCGCGCTCGGAGTTTGCACCGCAAGTGTCTCGAAATCTCCTAGCTCCACGGCTCGGTCTAGCGCACGAAGCGACAATGGCCCATGTGCCTTGGCATGTTTGATGGACTCCGGGTCTGCGCCACTGGACGGTTGGGCTGGGTTGCTCGCTGATACTACACCATCCACGGTTCCCGGAAGCTCAGTCAGCGTTCCCCGGCCCACGGAATTTGCAGCTTTGCCACCGCCGACCCTGTAGGTCACTTCGATGGACTGGCCCGTCACTGGGATCTTACCATTTGTCCCATCTCCAAATTCGAGGGTCGTCTTGCCCACCTCGTCTACGAAGTACCTGAATACCTTCGCAGAATAATCCTGCTCAATAAACGTCTGGACCGGAGACCAGATACTACCTCCAACGCTTACCTCCACTGGGTCTGCAATTCCCGGCGTCAGTGCAAGGGGCTGTCTTCCAAGCTGTACTCGCTGTCCCGCTTTCCCTGAAGTTACGCCTGCACCTTCGTCAGTCACCGTTTCGCCGTGGACCAGCGTGACAACGTGTGTGCCCGCTGCGCTTAGCACAACTGCCTGTGCCAGCTCAAAGCGCATCGCGTCGGACTGGGCGGATGGCTTGGATTCCACAGACCATCCCGCAGGAAGCACAACGGTCGCTTTGTCTGTAAGCACTTCAACGGACACCGAAGCCGCCGCACCCGGCGATAGCTCGTACCCGATAAGCCGTAGGATATCGACGACATTACTTCGCTGCTGCGCCGTCAGCAGGTACGACTCATTCTGTGCCCTGTCCTGCTGGTATGACAAAATGCCCGCCGCGTAGGACATGGCTTCGAGCAGGACCACTCCCGGATCGCCGGGATAGAAATCTGTCCACTCCTCGGTTAATTGCTTTGTCAGCTCGACGAGCGCTTCCCGGTAGCCCACGAAATCGCGGACCATCGGGTCGAGTTGTATGGGCAGATTCCCCAAAGAACTAAAACTCAGTTTACTAGCCATTACCCTTCCATCGTGAAAGTAAGATCGTCCTCTCCACTCATACCTCGGAACCGGTAGGTAGAGGAAACTATTGCTTCGCCCGTGTTGGGGTCGCTAGTCACGTCAATGCGTCGCACGGAAACTCTCGGCTCCCACTGCGCGACACATTTCCCTAGCTCATCAGAAATAACCACGGCGTTTGAATAGCTAAGATCTCTGAACACCATCGCCATGTTGAGCGTACCTACTCTTGGTGACATAGGTCTGTCACCTTTGCGAGTCTGCATCAGGTGCTCCAGATTCTCCCGGATTTTCTGCGCACCCTCTGCCCGCTCCAAATGACCAAGCGGCCCAAACCGAACTGGGAAAGAGAGTCCTTTAGGTTTACTCATCGTTCATCCTCAGTAGGGTAACAAGCGCGTCGAGCGCAGGCTTAGTCGAAGGTTGCATGTGCAAAACGATGCACGCAGAAATTTTTCCTTTGGGCGCACCCGATAACAAATGCGCGTTTCGCAGTGCTTGTGTTTGGGAGCGCGTGTCACCTTGGCCATACACAGATAGGCTGAACACATCAGCAGCGTTTGCCGTAGCAGCGAGCACGTCCGTTACTTTCAGCACGTCGTCTATCTGCCCTGTAATCTTGTCCAGCCGCTTCTTAATCACCCCAATAGCTTTTTTGATAAAGTCGACTTGGGACTCCGCCATAGTCAGCGAGGCTTTGGCGTTCTTCAAGAATTGGACCGGTACGCTCAGGACTCCAAGCTCGGATAGCTTTAGTGAGCGCCAGTCCGGTGCCATGCCTTGCCCACCGAAACTTGCTGTTGTTGCACGCTCCCTAATCTCCTCATCCGACATGACCTCGAATTCGATGGGGATGCCAAATAGCTCCATGAAGGGCTTGAACAGGTCTATAAGCTCTTGTAGCGAATCCATTGTAGCAATAACAATGTAAGACGCAAAGTACGTCTCCGAGCTTTTTGCTTGTGGCCGCTCATCGTCTGTCTTGTCATAATAGCTTTGGGCTACCTTTGCTAGCGTGCCCTCAACCGTATCAGCTTGGCGATATGACTTTGGGATAACCCATGTCATGCCAAGCTCCGTTTCATCAAACAGCTCCAGCGCTTTATCAATCGCAGCAATCACCGCTTTAAGGGCTTGTGCCGCTAGGTCAACGTCCGCGCTCCGCGTGAGTAGTGCAGCTTCCAACGCCGTCGTCACAACGGCGATCGCGTCCCCTAGTGTCCCTACAACTGAGTCGATGGCTGACACCGCATCTGTGATCTCGCTTCCGATAAGCTCCGACAACGCTGGGGTGCCCCATTTGGTTTCTATCTGTGCCATGTAGTTGCTTCCTCTTTGCGGTCTGGGCGAGTGCGTGTATCTGCATCGCAGCTTTGCACGTTGCTACCCAGCCGACCAGCTTTAATGCAGACCCGATGCTCTCGGATAGTGGGCGGTTCAGCGTCACATCTTCACCGGACAACGCTTGCCCAATTTTTATAAAATCGTCGCGGACGGTGGTCATGAATACTGTCGACGAGTCACCCCAAGGTACGGGAATCTTGTCTAGCACCTTAACCATACTCATGTAATGCTCCCAACACCTGTACCCGGTCCAGTGGTCACGCCGGTCTGAGCTGCCGGAGACCCTGCTGTAGCGACGGGCGTTCCCGGAGCCACAGTCACATTCACCGTCGCTTGTCTTATGTACGCGTCTATTGCCATCGCTATTTTCTGGTTCTTCTGCTGGATGCGCTGTTTGACGTCTGGTTCTACCTCAGCGCCCTGCACCTCCATGTCGATATCGGTCAAGTTGGCTGCTAGCTTTGTTGGATTCAACGGCATGATGGTTTACCTGTGTTTGTAAATAACTCTAACCTTTAGAGACGTGTACGGTATCTGAAAGTATAGCAGGTCGAGCCTTCGGACTGGTAGGAGCCAAGTATTGTGCTTGCAACATCTTGATTTGTGGCGTGAGCACTCCGGCCATCGCAGCCGAAGTGTACGATGGACTGAACCACGGGTGTCCATGGGCCAAGTAATCTGAAAGCCATATATCCAGAAAACTCACAAGGTCGTTCAAGAACCCCGAAAGCTGATCTCCCATAACAGATGGCTCAAACGCGTCCGCACTCAGGTTCCCAATATTCACGAATGGCCCATCGTCGCCCACAAGGGCAATAGGTGACTGAGCAAGTGAGGACAACGGCTGTACGTCAATACCCATTTTGCTCACCGAGCCAGTCATGTCGGAAGCGAACATCTCCAGCCTACCATTAAGCACGCCCAATTCTGCTGTCAATGTCGACGCCCCCTTTACGTTCATCGCGTTGCTGAAAATTAAAGAGCCGGAACCTGCCACGGTCAACAGCAGATTGTCTTGTACTCCTACGTTCATGGCCTTGCCCGAGACCACCTCAAAATTGTTCAACGATTCAAAGGAAGTACTACCTGCCACCTCGTAACGTAAGTCACCGTCAACTGTGTGCGCCTCATCTCCTGATACACCCCACGTTAGGCTGCTGCCTACCGAGCGCTCAGATTTTCCTTCTACAGTATGCGTGTGGTTCCCCTTAATTTCGCTCAGGTCGTCTGCTGAAACCTTGCGTGTGCTTGGCCCATCAACTATCTCAGATTTTCCGACGCTGTATTCTATTTTGTTGCCGGGGGATACGACGTGTATCGACCCATCCGGCTGGATTTCTATGTACCCGCCTTTGGCATGCGATATCTGAATTCGCTCAGCTCCGGGCGTGTCATCGAATTCTATAATATGCCCACCCGGTGTCTTGCGTACTTTGTTGTTCGGGTACTCCGCAGCGTAATTCGATTCTGGCACGCCGCTCGTTCCCCGAAGCGTTCCACCAACATCGCTGCTGTCCTTGTGTCCTCTCGCCCTGCGTGCCACGGGGTTTGGGTCTTGCTGCGTCACTGGTGCTTCGGCTACAGGGGAACCATCTGACGGTCGACCCAAGGGGTTGGGCGAAAAGAAGAACCCCGTGTAAATTGGGTAGGCTGCTTTACCCTCCTCAAACTCCATCCAGACACCTGCGTCTATCGGAGGCACGTTTACGTCCCCGTTCTCCGGGTGCCCGCCCGATGGGAAGCAAGGCATGGCCCAAGGGCTTAAATCATTTCCATAAACGGTTGGACAGTACACGCGGACGCGCCCCAGCTCCTTGGGGTCTTTGTTACTCTTTACCACCGCCCTAACTTTACCGAAGTGCCTGCCCGCAAACCTGTCGAAAAATTCTGTTGGGCCGAGCAAGTAGTTACTGCTCATCACTATTTCCTTTGTGCGTTACCAAATTTGTCAATCGTGACTGTCGTCGCACCTTGCACGTCACTGCTCCACATCTCCGCGTAGTCCGGTGTCGTCTCTTCCTCAGTCGGCTGGGGCACAAAGTAATTTCCTGACCCTAAGTTTCCCGGTTCCGTAACCGCAGGCTTGGACTTCTTTCTGACCCAGCCGCTCTTCATTGTAACCGTAGTCTTAAACCCTGTGCTAAATTCATGCTTCACCTTCGCAGCGCGGTAGTCCCCATCTACCTTCTTTCCTGCTCCAAGAAATGACACCTTCTGCTTTGGCTTAAACCACATCGACCCCATCATGAGTCCGACCTCAAGCTCTACCACGGACGACCCGCGTGCGACCCCTTTAGCAACCCGCACCTTTTCCGCTCGCTTTTTATTCTCGTGCTCCGCTCCCGCAGGCTCGCGTGTTGGTTCTGGTTCAGCGGAGCCGGATGCTTCAAACACGACCCTGTTTCCGTAGGCGTCAATCTTCACGCGCTGCGTGCTCGCCTTTGGTTTTTTCTCTTTGGGCGTTTCTTTCTTATACGCGCTGTCGAACACACTCCCTTGCAGCATGTCCTTCACCCCTGCGTCCGTCCCAACCATCTGGGAAAGCGTATCAGTAGGACTCCACGCGGTGCTAGCCAAAGAGTGGGGCATTACAATGGCGACAGCTTTGTCTACTTTGGACTGCGCGTTCTTTAAGTCTGCCGGAAGTTTCGGCCCTGCCTGCTTAACGCGAGGTTTGCGCTCCTTTAGCTTGAGCGACGTGGTGTTAGCATCTGCTCTGTTATATCGTAGTTCAATAACCCCCAATGATTTTCTGGCGAAAGGCGGCGAGAACATTACCTTGCCGCGAGCGCATGTCATGTGCCACCCATACTGGTTCGCTATCGTCTGAAGGAATTGCGCGTCCGTCTCTCCGGTCTGTACGAGCGCGTAGTCTGCGTCGATGGGTATATCCAAAGCCCCGTCATCGTTAGCCTCAAACTCGACGTCGTAGCCGTGGCTACGAACGATCTCCTCCAACACGCTTTTAACAGTCCCTTTGGTTATGACTCGCTTTGTCGCGCTGCTTGCGAGCTTGGAGCCTTGGCGTGCTTTGATCTTTAGCTTCGCGTCCCCGCTCACTGTGGTCACGTCCACGTCTTCGATATCAAAAGGCCCCCGCGACTCATAGCTTGTTCTGTATCCGCAGTATAGCATTACGCTCTGGCCGCGTCTGAAATATGGCTTGTTCAAGTGATTGGCGTCGGGGTCAAAATAATCCAACGTGAGCTGCGCGCGTTGGTTCTCCGTCTCTTCCAGAATTACGCTGCGAATATTACGGTGCTGCTCGCCCGTCATTTTCTCGCCATTTATCTCCACCCGGAAATATGGCTCTAATTCCACCATCAGGCTCGGCGAGTATATATACTTCAGCACGTTCATGAAAACTCCAGCCCAGCATACGTCAACGGCGGCACGTTAATATTCTCTCCAATAGGCAGCTCGGTTACGTCGTACACCTGTGGATTAAAATCGGCGAGCACGTACCAAAGCATAGGGTCGCTGTAAAAGCGGTACGCGAGTATCTGGTATGTCTCGCCTTCTCGAACGCGGTACTGGACCATACCGTCGACTGGGGCGAAGGTCGTGTACCTACGACCAAACACCCTATCAACGCGCTCCGGCGAATCCCCAGATAACGCACCCGGAGAATACTGGGCTGCCCTCTCGATGCGTGCCTGCATGTACCGGGACTTGGTATATATTTTAGCCACTAAGCTCACCTGCGTATTGGCGGATTCGTTCGAGGAAGGCGACGTCGTTCTGTACGCCCGTGGAGATCACGGTAAACTGGAGCGACGCCCGAAGCGACACTGTGTTCATCTGCCGGTCCATGATTTCATGGGTGAACTTGATCCGGGGGATAATGACATCCCAAGGGTGCTTGCCAATAACGAGTTTCGCCCGGCCCGGTGACACGAACTGTGTGGACTCGATTCCAAAGTCGGGGCCGGGAGACGCAAACAGCTCAAGGCGTGCCCGAGACTCCTCCACGTTGTTCTCACCGTCCCTTCCATAGAATAGCAGATCCATTTTAATCGTGCGCTCGCCTATTTTATTAAATGACGCAGATGGCAAGAACTGACCGGGGGAATCGCTGAGGTTCCAGTCGACGCCTAGCTCCTCCTCATATTTTGTCGGGTTAAACTGGAACTCAAGCTGGTCGACCACGGAGTCTTTCACAATGCGGTAGAGCTTGCCTTTTTCTAGTGGGGACTGTCCATAGCTCATAACGCTATTCTCCTGTTTGTCAGAAACTACCCGAGGTTCATGCCCTCGACCTTATCTCGAATCTTGTCACCAAGACGTTCCGATAACAACTCAACCAAATCGTCTAGGCCCTTGTCGTCTAGTGAGCTTGGGTCAACCCGTAAATTATCAATCTGTATTGGGACTGTGACACTCACCGTGTGTGCCTCACTTCTGAGTTCACTGCTGTTGCTGCTTGAGTTCTCCACACTCGTCTGTTCTAGCACACGCATTGGGGACTCGGCCCTCGCTGGTTCAGCAGGCCCTTGGCCCGTGAACGCGCTAATACCTAGCCCGTCGGAAGCACTTGGAAAATCACCAAGAAGGTCTGCCCAAAAGCCTGGCACGCTTCCACCGCCTGAATCAGCAACACCACTTATCTGCGCTTGGATATGGCTTGTGACTCCTGAGATAGCTTGGTCGACCGGCGCTTTCGCGCTGCGCATCCCATCGGCCAGCATCTCCATGATGTTGCCACCCGCCTCGTCTGGGGGATTGTTCCGTAGCGGTCCTGCCTTGGCTGGGGAGAATGGTAGGAACTCGCGAACGCTGCTGACCGCTTCACCCATTGCACCTTTGACGGATTCGACTCCGGCCATGATGCCTTTGCGTATTGACTCCATAATTGACATACCAGCCCCGAACCACGTATCCGGTGATAGCATCAGGTCAATGACACCACCCCAGAACGACACAACCCAATCCTTGTACGCAAGGAAGCCGCCTTTGACCAAGTTCCAAACACCTTGGATTCCTACCCAGACAGCAGTAGCAGCACTGATGAACGCATCCTTAATAGTTGTACCTAGGCCACTAAAGAACTGTGTGATCTTTGCCCAATGGTCATAGATTTTCTTCACGATTAGAACTATTGCGCCAATGATCAGCGCGGGGATACCGAGGAACAGCGCAGCAACGCCTGCGACGACCGCTATCGTGACATCGAGTATATCAAAGAATCCGCCCGTCCACGCGTCGACTGTTCCCCACAACGTATTTCGCAAATTCCACACCCATACAACCAGTGCAATAATTGCCGCGACCAGAAGTAAAGGCCATAGCACCATCACTGCTCCAAGCACTCCCACGACTAGCATCGCAGCCGCCAGCACAAGCATAACCCCTACCACAACGCCAAGCACGGCACCCAACCATTTGAGTATGCCACCCATATTCTCTAGCATGCCTTTGGAGAACTCGACGTAGCCTAACATCTCCGCAATGGCGTCTACGAAGCCTAGAACTTTCTCGACGAGCCAACCTAGCACTGAACCCACCACCCCCATGACAGGAAGGAAACTCGACTTGAACCCATCCACCCATTCCTTAGCCAAGTGCCACGCGACTGTGAATGTTTTACCTAGGTCTTTGGCTGTGTCACTCATCTCATCCCAACGCTCAGTGCTTACCCCTTTGCCGCTGATGACCCCGCGAATTAACTCCCATGCGTGCACAACGTCTGTGACCCAGCCGTCAATAAAGTCTTTCAGTCCACCAAAATTTTCCCGATATGCCAAGGCCACTAGTGCGGTGGCCGCAACGATCGCGGACATCGCAAGGAGCACTGGGGTGATGGCAGCAAGCAGCGGCAGTAGTGCAGTCTCAAACAGCGCAGCTCCCGCAGCCGCAAAACTAAACCCTCCGCCTGCTACAGCGCCCGTAGGACCAAGAATCATCATTGCGCCCTGTGCGCCAGCCATAGCGCCAATGCCAACAGCTAAGATGGCAGCCAGTGCGGCCACCGCTACGGTCAGTCCTATAAACGCTTTAGCGAGGATTGGGTTCGCAGTAATAAGGCTCGTAATCACGTTGAGCAGGGGCGTCGCAAAGTCAAGTACGGGCACCACGAAGGACTTGACCAGTTTACCTACAGCTATTTTCAAAAGGTCGATTGTGCTTGAGAGAATATTCCCTTTCCCCGTGACAGTGTTGAGAAAATTAGCCTGCGCAGCTTTGGCATCCCCATCTGCGGCCTCAATCCCTTGGGCGAACTCGTTGAAACTTTTCATCCCCTTATTCTTCATGAATTGTAGCTGCTTCTGAAACATCTCGACAGCGCGCGCGTCCATGCCCTTAAACAAGTTCATGCCCACGTCAGCCTGTGACATTCCCTCGTCCATAGACTTCTGCATCTTGCCCGTGATGTTATCAATCAAGTCTGGGAGTGTGTTCATCTCTCCTGTCAGTTCATTGATAAAATCGCCTTTTTCGATACCTAGCGCGGTGAGCGCCTTAAACTTGTCCCCATTCCCACTTTCTAGTCCCTTGAGCACTTGCGGAATGGTGCGACTCAGCCCTCGTACCATCTGGGCAGACCTGCCCGCCGTTGTACCCATCGTGCGCAGTGCGCCAACCGTAGCTAGAATGTCCGCTGGGGCAGTATCCTTAAACGTGGTCGCAGTAGCACCAAGGCCACGCATGACTTGGTTCATCTCCGTCATGGACAACTTTGACTTGTTCGTGAGGCGAATTAGCATATCCATCGTATGCCCTGTGCCCTCCGCTCCAGTCTGTAGCACTGCCATAGCGTTTGTCGCTAGGTCAGCAGCTTCCTCAAGCTCCACCGCTCCTGCCGACGCAGATGAAAACGCCTGTGTGCTGTCGATGGCCGAGAGCGCTTCTTTTGCTGAAAGCCCCGACTGGAGTAGGTTGGTAAACGCATCCTCGATATCCCTTGTCGTGAACTCAGTTTCGCGACCTAATTTTTGGATACGTTCTTCAATAAGGTCGAAGTCTTTGACTAGGCCCGGAAGCTGCGCACGGTCTCCGATCTTGCCCATGACCACTTCGATGTTATTCAGCCCCACCTCGTGCTCAGCGTATGAGTCCAGCGAGGATTCTAGCACTGAGGTGATACCTGTAGCTATACCAGTGAGTGCACGTTGGGCCATTTGTAGCCCTTGGACCATGCGCTCGCTTTCATTAGTGACGTTCGTAGCCGCGTCGTCGAACTGGTCCATCCCCGTTTTGGCGCCATGCCCTGCCTGCTTCACTTGGTCCAGACCGTCACCAAGACGCCGCGCACTAGTGATCGCACCCTTGGCGTTTAGTTCTAGCTCAATTCCAATTACGCTGCCAGCCATGTCTCCGTCCGCTGTTAGTGTTTGCTCCTCGCCTTTCGAGTCTGCTGTCTTTGTCGGTCCATTATCTCCCCGAGTTCTTCTAGGAACATTTCACGCTTACGGACGGATAGGTGTAGCACCGTGTTGGGAGCCCATCCCCAATGCTGCGCGAAGCTGGCACAAATTCTTACGAGATTCATCTCTTTTTGAGCCGTCCACGTGCGCCACTCTTCGTAGCCCTCTTCGGTGCCTTGTTCCCCCCGCGAATAAAATTTGCTGGGGAAATGCTCGCAAGCCATGACCAATCACACCGGTCACAGATTGCTTCGTGTCGTAGGTCAACTCCAGGAGTCCACTCCGACACAATCGTCATTGCGTGCTCACGATCTCGAAATGACATGCGCTTGACTGTTTCGGAGTCAAGCGGACCCTCCATGTCAGGCACAGTCAAGCATGCTGCTAACGTCGCTGTCTGGACTTCGTGCCTCGGGAGGCCAGCAATCCGTTCTTGTAGCGACCCCTTTGGGAAATTCCAAACCACGTCCTTGTACACTACGCCATCACGCTCAATGCCACGGGGTAGTTTGACCTCAACGCAGGGTCGAGACGTGGGGTTATCCTCGGGGCCTTCCCATTCCAGTACGTCCATTTTGGCAAGGTCAATCTCAATGCTATTCTTCTCAGAACAGTTTGGGCACTGGAGCGAGATTTCAATCTCAGGGTCCATCCCAAGCAAACGAATGCTGATGAACAGAAAATCCCTATCCGCCACGTACATACGCCTAAACAGGTCTGCGCTTAGGAGCATGAACGGGTCGGACTTGCCTTCGGTTAACCCAACAATCTCCTGCACGCATCGGCGTAGTAATCGGGACACAGCTTTCGCCCCATTGTTGCGGATCTCCTTCTTCGACAAGTTCTCTTCATCCACGCCCGTCATCTCGTCAATGCGGATGGTGCGGTATCGCTCGCCTTCCCAGTCGAGTCCAATGGGTAGTGTAACTTCGTTGCTTGGTAACAGTGCCATGTGTTTCCTCTTAGTCAGATATTAGTTCTGTGTCTCAATTCTCCCAGCTTATGCTAGGTTCTCTTCCTTGATGCCTTCGTTCTGAATCTCCAATGTTTCGATAAGCACGTCGTTGCCACTCGCGTCTAAGTCTCCAACGGTTCTGCTGCTTGGCCACGCGTTGAACACCGTCCACTTCTTCACGCGGTCGCCCGCTTTGTTCTTCAAGTAGATTGTAATATCTTTCCTGAAGCTCTCATCGTCACCTTGGGCACCCGCAACCGCATCGAGATTAAAAATCTCTTTTGCCCAATCGTTGAAATCGTTAAACGCACCCGTGCCTCGCTCAAGAGTAACAGGATCGAAGCTCGATTGTCCGGGGAGCTTGCGGCTGGTCTCGTTCTCACCGCCTTCCCGGTATTCAATTACCTCGATGGTGTGGCTCAACCCTGTTACCTTGGCAAAACCTAGATGCGTGAAGCCATCAATCTCGACTTCAAACTTATAATTTCTAAATGGATCTCGTGCCATTGTTTAGCGCTCCGATTATAGTTCGGTGATTGTAGACTGGCCGGATTCGAGCAAACCGAATCGGAACCGGATAAACTCAGCAGGCTTTTTAGGCGCAATTCCAATTTCGCCTAAAAGAACACCACTGTCGATCTCATCGCTTGTGGTCGTCGACTCGTCGATGCGCACGTAGAACGCTTCCTCGGAAGTACGTCCCGCCAGCATCTTGGATGAATGCGTGCGACGCAGAAATGTAGTAACGCGGTCGCTCAACTCTCCCCAAAGTAGGAAATCATTGTCACGAAACACAGCATAACGTGAACCCTCGATGATGGACTGCTCCACGTAGGTCAACAAACGGCGTACCTGAATGTAGCGCCATGTCTGTGAGCTGCTCAAAGTACGTGCGCCATAGACGGTCACACCCGGATTCGCGCTGCGCACGAAATTGCGGATCGCGTTAATGCCCTCGGGATTGAGTGTGCCTTGCACCTTGTCATCCACCTGAAATGCCAGACCAAGGACACCATGTATTTTACCGAATGCGCCTTCGCCAGCCGGAGCAGTAGACACGCCGCCGTTGGGTGGAGCCATTGCATCGACACGGGCGTACAACCCAAGAATGTGTCCTGAGTTCGGAACATCAACCACGCCGTTCTTCGCAGACGACAGCGGGTCGGCTACGCGTAGCGCTGGGTAGTAGATCGCACCCCAAGCTGTGTCGAGGCCAAGCACGTTGGACCGGTAGTTAAGCGCAGCCTCCGGCGTCATTCCCACCTCAAAATCGAGAACGGGGTAACAGTCGTGACGGTCTTCCGAGTACGTCGAAAGGGCCGTGTGCACGATTGGGTTTGCCCCAATCGTTACCGTACCCCCAAAGCTGGGAGGACAAGCCAAGGAGTTAATCGGTTGGCCGTCAAACACATACAGCCCAGTACGCGCTGTGGCGACACCCACCACGTCCGCGTCAGCAAAGCCTACAGTCTCCGACGTACCTCCCGTAAGGGGCGTCTTGCTCAAACCAACCGCGACGCTTTCAGGGAACAGGAGTTCATGGTCCTCCACCGTGATTGTGACCGAACCCAGTACGGTATCGTTAATCCGGGAAACAATAAAATCTTCCCTTGCAGGGTCAAACGATACACCTTCGATGGTCTCAAGAACGCGACGCCCGTCGTAGACAATCAGGGTTACTTCTGTTGAGGCTAATGCCGTGGATGCTGAGGTAAATGAATTCACCAGCGCAGCATCAAGGAGTGCAGTGCGTGTTACTCCAGAACCGCTCACTTGGGTCGTGACGCCGAGCACCCGCACGAGTTCCATACTCATGCCGTCCACTAGCATTAGAATTGACCCTTCGGTGATTCCCTTTGCAGACACGAGCTGCAACTCATTTGAGCCAGCATTCGCGTCTACTGTTAGGGCAACCCCCGGTTCAGATTCTGCCTTTGGTGTGGCAGAGGCAACAATGGCGAGGCGGTTTCCGTATTGGCCGGGGGACACGATCCCTTTATAACCAGCCCGGATGGTATATGGCAGTGACATCGACCCCGGCTGTCCACCAACCTGCTGCCCGTTTGCTAAGCCTAATGCAATGTCCAACCCTGTAGAGAAGTTACTGGACAGTAGGTCCGACGTTACGGCGCTAACAGACTCGTCCACAACGACGAGCACCAGAAAACCAGCACGGCTGCCCACGTCAACTTGGGGATCGCTGTTACCATCTTGGACGTCACGGTCGAGCACGGTCTGTAGCTCAGCAAGGGAAACACTATCTGCATCCGCAACGTCGTTGCCCGTTGAAATAGCAGACCCAACACTGAATCCGGTTTCGGCGGCGAAGTCTGCGCCCACACTCACAATTTCGATAGATGCGCTCGAACCCCTGCGGTCGGTACTGATTATAACGTCACCCGTTACAGTGCTTGCCTTAACGCCATCCATTAACTGCCCAAGCAAAGAAGCATACCCTGCTGCGTCAGCGGTAGGCGGCGTGTTGGTAGAAAGGTCAACCCTCTTGGTCGGACCCCCATTCACGCTGTAGTCCGCGAAGCACGAAGCGCCCGCAGTGGCGGGGAAGCTCGCGCTTGCTCCGGTCATCTCAGCAGGCTTGGTCGTGATGGTCGCAGTCTGGGGAGACCCTAAGTTCACAGCTAGGTCAAAGGTATGTACCTCGCCAGTTGGTAAGACAACACCTTCGCTCATCGGACCACCTGTGAGCGTTGCATAAGCAGGACCACCAAACCCAGCAAGGTCTACTCCCGCCGCGCTGCCCACCAGCGTGTTCTTATCCGCAGGATCGCTGAGATGGCCAAGCCTGTTCACGTACACTTCCGTGCCGCCATTGTTAAAAAAGCCTCGTACGGCGTAGTGCAACGATTCACCGGCCATTGCCCCACCGTAGATTCGCTCAAAAGCAGCAAAGCTCTTCACGCTCACGGACTCACCAATGGGTCCACGCTGGGCAATCCCTGCGATTCCGGCAACGGCTGTGCTCACCCCAGAAATGGGCTGTCGGCGAGTAGCCTCTTCGGTGATGCTTACGCCCGGTACTTGCGGTTGTGCCATGCTATGCTCCTATTACGGTATCCAGAAGTTTGATTCGTTAAACCCGACAACGCCTGCTGAAGTAACTGTGGCCTTGGCCGCTGTAACTACTTCGTTTTGTGTATTAACCGGAACGAGCCGACCCTTATAAAGAGATCGCCCACCTTGTTGATCCGTAAGCACCTGAGCTTTAGCTTTGTCTTGGTCTATTGCTTTCAGTTGAACGATTCCGGTTCTGAACTGTACCTCGTGAACCTGCTTGCCTACGAAGTCTCTTTGATATGGTACAAAGTCGACTATCACCTCAATGGACCACACCCGGTGATAAATCATCTGGTCCCCGTCCTTACCGTTGGCACTGTCCGCCCCCGATCGGAACAGGTGGTAGTTCTCTTGGTCGACAGTTATCATATCACGGACGAGCTTTCGAGTGTCCACTAACTCGACAAGCTGCCTGTCGGCCATAGCATCATCTGCTACCCACGAGTGTAGCTGAAATTCTAAAACGTACCAAGGTGGCGCTTCGCGGGTCTTTGTCGTGTGTGGAATTACGGTCGTGTCCTCTTCTACCCGGATGTACGTGGTCGACTCTTGCATCCCCGACGCTTCGTGGTATCCGAGAAGTTCTAATGTAAGCGCGGGAAACGTCTGCACCTTGTTACTTTGATACCACGGCGTGTCCTGAATAAACGGGACTGTCACAACGCTTCCATCAATTAGCTCGATAGCCCCGCTGCTGTACACGTCGTCTATCGCCTGCTCAACTTTTGCTATAGTGGTCATATAGTATCAAGGTGTTTGTCAAAAAGGTGAGCTAATTTCCACACGTATTCTATCTTGAATGGACTTAGTGAATTTGTCCATTGGCTTGTACTTGCCTCTTTTGATTGCTCGGTACACGGGTGTAAGCACAGGGCGGCCCGGCATCTTGGTCGTTCCATATTCTAGCCACTTAAACAAAGTAGACGTGCGCATGTTAGCCTCGGGGTGCACTTTGTCTGTGACGGTCGTAATCAAGGACGTGCGACCCAACCGACCCACTTTTACCGAAACCTCCATCGCGTTGTCTATCATCCAGCCGGACTGGTACCATCGCAGGTTGGGAAATGGATATCCCTGCTGCGCCTTTCGTTCTATCGTCATCGCCGCTAGTACAGGAGGCGGGTTACTTTTCATGTTCGCTATAACATCCGCTGCAATATTGTCACCAAGTATTTGCAGCTCTTCCTTGGCTGGCCCAGCTATTGTGTCCTTCATATCTTTGAGCTTGCTGGTAACTCGCCTCCACGGCCCTTTGAATATGGACATGCTACACCTTTGGGTTGAATGCTACTACCAGCACTTCCGGCTCCTGCGATATCCTAGCCGTCGGATGGACGCTGGTCACGGCGTACCTCTTGCCTTCCAACACAAGCTCATCGTCGCCCGTTATGGTGTCGACGATCTCTTCACTGGGAAATGCTTTCTCAAGGTCTGTCCTAATGAACGAGATAACCCCCGCGACAGGTTCCAGTATCCCAAGCTGCGTTCGCTCTTCAGGGTTCGGGTCGTACACAAGAATGCCACGAACCATGACCGCGTTGGCGTAGGTTCGCTCCGCTTGGCCGTACTGGTTACTCGTGCCCTGCCCGGTGAACCGGTGCACTGCGATCTGATCGCCAACGCCTGCGGTGTTCATCGCCCACGCAAGATATTTCCCGACGTTGGAGCGTAAGGTCATATTGTCACCTCAACAATGGGCGTCACGCTCTTGAGCTGATTCATGTTCACCAAGGTGAGCTGGTAGAACCATGTGCCGCTGCCCGGCTCGTCCACGAACTTCGTAATATGATTGTCAGGCTGTACATATATCACTTTTGCGTCTCCCATCTGCGCATCCGCTGACGCACGGACTTGGTAAACTCGAAACTGCATATCGCGAACCACGTCCCATGAGAGCAAAACCATTCCTCCTTCAACGCCGACGGCAAATGCTGGGGCAGGTATGGGTGAATCCATCACTCTCGGCGTTCGGCGGCCTGTGGCTCGATTCGTTCTAAACACAACTTGGCTTTGTACGGTCGAAGCCGTGGTGCCATCGGCCATATCAAACTTTGCCAGCAGGTTCTCATACTCCGCTTCTAACGCGCGGGCGAGTTCAACCCAGAACTTAGGGCCACGCTTGGCGCTTACCGTAGACGACACAGACAGGTTAGGGACGCTAACAGACTGAACAGCCCCAGATGGGTTCTGATGTATATCGTCGGTAGCGTCTTCGGCTGCGCGTACCCAGCACATTTCAATAGTAGCCCTTATTTCGAGCAGGTAGGTATACTTTAAGGGTAGCTGCGCAAGACTGTAGTTTTGGTCGATATCCAGATTGACTCTACTCAGTCCCCGTTCCACTGCGTCTTTGTAAACATAATTCGGGTAGAACGGCTTGACGCTTAGCTCAACTGTAAAGTCTCCATCTGCCACAGCAATATACGCAAGCTCACCCAAGTAGACAATTCCGTACCAATCCACATCACGAGTCCATACGTCAAAAGGCCCATCCGTTTCGGGGATGGACCCCACGGATGGACCAGCTTTGACCGCGTACACGTCCGCAGGGTCGGTGGTTAGTGCTACCTCGCCTATATAGGTATCATGCACACGCCTTCGGACTTTAACAATCAGGTCTGATTCGACAGCCACGGCTTACCTCATTGCTCTGCACGGTTCGTTTTTCGGAGCCATCCAGCTACTTCGGTGGGGACTGAGGACGACACGCCTTTTCGCAAGCGCATTTTGATGGTCCCGTATTGAACTGCTTGCGTCACCGTTGCTATAATCTCCTCATGCTTCAACGCAGGCTTCGACGCAGGCTTCTTCTCTACGTGCTTTTCTTGCTGCACAGCTTCTTCGAGACTATCCATCTTCTCAACGTCGGGGTCATCAGCTTTGGTCTGTAGGGACGTTAGCTTAGTCTTGAGTGCCTTCGCAACTTCAGGCTTCGTGATGCTGCTTGACAGCGGCGCTTCGGAAAGATCCGATAGAAGCGAGCGCATGTGTCCGCCATGGTTCTCGTCAAGAGAGTCTTCAATCTCTTCAATCTGCTTTTCGTAATCGTCCACTGCGTCTCTCCGCTGAGGTTGAACAACAAAGGCAGGCCACTGGTTTTGCCAATGGCCCTTACCCTTATGCTGTGATGATGTGATGAACGTAATCATTTTCAAGCACTTTCGCACCCCAGATCCCATACCACGCCAACCCATGCAAACGACCGAAGTCCTTTACACCATCGTCACGAAGCTCGACTGGTAATGCGTCAGCAAGGCCAATAGCTTGATCGGAAAACAGGGTTGCGCGGTATAGATCTGCGGCGGCAGCGCCCGTTCCAACAAGCGTCGCGTCGTACCCCGCGTCGGCACTTCCGGCAACGCCATTACCCTGATGCGTGGTTTGGATGAACACAACATCTTCCCAACGGCCAATTTCTCCGTTGAAGATTCGTCGTGAACCAGCATACCGCTGAGCGGAAATCCACTCAGGATCACGCTTGAGCGCAGCAGCCTGATGCGGATGCACAAAGCAGATGTAGAAATCGCCACGGAACTTTGGAGCGTTTGCCGTGCTTAGGTTCTCCACACCGAGGCGGATCACTTCAACGTCCATAACGTCGTCATCGGTCACGCCAACCAACGCACTCGCACTCGGGTTGGCAAAAATCACATTGCCACCAGCCACCAGCGCATCGCGGAGCATGAGATCACGCACGGTAGCGTAGTCACGCCCCAAAAGGACTGAGCCTTCGGCCATCATGTCATCCCATGAAAGCTGCGCCAGCCGTTCGGTAAGCCCAATCGCGTTACCAAACTCCTTGACAAGAATCTTTGCCTCGGTGGCCGACATGCTCTTTGTCTCCAGTGAGATGCCCTCCGTCAGCTCTCCACCTCGTGCCAGATTGTTGTAGGTTGTGACCGTGATACTATCACCGGGCGCAGTTCCGAGTTCGGTCTTTTGGACCGCGAACTCCTCGTAGCGCATAACACCCATCGCCTCATGCTCAATATCGAGCGAGTAGATGGAGCGAAGCGCAGATGGATTTGCCACCACGTTTCCCGAAGTATCTGTACCTGTATACTGATTAGCCATTTTCTCTCCAAGATTCTTAGTTTGCCCTAGTTCCAGCCTTTACCCGCCTTGCGCGTCTTGGGCTGCCTGTCTCATTTGTGTGCGTACTTTATTAAACTCCTCGGGAGGTAGCTGCGCGATATCACGTCGGGACATGCCATTAAAAAATGCTTCTTTGTTGACAGGCTTTGACGCGTTCGGCTCCGGGGGGGCTTTCTCATCCCGAGGTCGGGGAACTTGTGTGCCGATCTCATCTTGAAGTTCACTCTCTACCTCTTGGCGTGCTGCTTCGCGCGCCTTGTCATAGATCACTTTCTCGCGCTCCACTTGCTGGGTGATAGCCGCATCCACTTCTTCCTTCGTGGTGCCCTTCACAAGCTCGGGGAACTGGAGATCAGCAGATTGTAATTTCTGCTGCGTGTACTGTTCGAGGCGTAGCTCTTCGAGCCGCACCTCTTGTTGGACTTTGGTTTCGCTTAACTCTTCGCGTAGGGTCAGATTGTCCTGCTCCAGCGCTTCCAGCTTCGCGAGAATTTGTGCAGAGGTGTTTTGCTTCTCCTCGTCTTGCTTCTCTTCGTTTTGCTTGTCCAGATCGTTCATGAGTTTCTCACTCTTCTTTTCGAGGGTGGATACTTTCTCCTCCAACTCACTTCGATCCGTACGCAACTGCTTTATGGTTGGATACAGCTTGTTCTTCTCCTGCTTACGCGCAGCTTCGATGCGTTGCGTAATATTGCCTTCCGATTGTGCATCATTGACAGGAGCTTCGGGCTGTTGCGTATTTTCTTGAGTTGAGGACTTTTGCAGAGTCGGGTCTTCTTTCGAGGTCTCGTCCTCCGGCGTACTCTTAATCGTGTCTGGCATCTAGGTCTCCTCGTGGAATGCCCCACCTACGCTACGCAGATGGGGCAGTTGATCATACGGACTGTGGACGCATCGGTGCTCGACGGTAATGCTTGCCGGGCAGGTTGCGTTTCTTCTGGAGTGTAGCAGAGGTAATTTGTGCACTCTTGCGACCACCCGGAATGCTCGGCACGCCATTAAAGACCGTGACCGATGCGCGATTATCGTCAGTGGGTTCTGCGCCAGTGGCGATGTTCGGGTTTGCTGATGTAGCCATTTCTCTCTCCTAGTTTTGCTTACGACTGTCGAGTGTGACCACCATGTCACCGTTGTTATATTTCATATCAGGAATCATGGCGTTGTCAATCGAAACTGTCCCGATGGCCTCGCGTGTGTCCTCTAAATCTAGCCCTACGCGATGCAAGTCGTGGGCGGTGGCGAGGTACAAAATCATCTCGTTTTCTGTAGCTAGCTCCTCACGCACAAGCACCTCAAGGCGCTTTTTCGTTTCGGTTAGACTTTGCTCCCTGCGTTGCAACGCCTCAAACCGTTGGAGCAACTGCGCTTTTAATCGGTTTGTCAATAAGTCGAGATCGTCAGCAAGGTTCTTCAACGCAGGTCCAACGCCCGCAATGTTATTCTCTGTTGGTTCCAAACTTATTCTCCCTAGATTCTTCACTCATCAACGCGACCGCTGGTGCATGTGTGTTGACAGTAGCTGTAATTATTTCTTCATTCAAGGCTAACTCTTTGGTGATGGCCTTGAGTAGCGACTCGGCCTCCACCTTAGATCTCTTCGCTTTTATCTCGCTGTACGTTGTGAACTCCTTTCGCTTCTGTGTATCAAGCAGCGTAAGCGGTGACATGCGGTCTTCAACTTTTACTACCTCGTCGAGCGCAGACAGTATCATACCTTTTTGTTGCATCAGCTCCAGACGCCGCCGGTCTGTGTTCGAGTCTACATTCGTTAGGACATACGAGTCCACATCCTTCTTCTGCTTCGTTCGCCAGTTGCGTGCTTCCCGCTGCGCGAATTCCGCAAAGGTCCACGGCGTGTCGAAGTGAATCGTGCCAGTAGATTTCTTTTGAAGGTTCACGCCCGTCGAACCCGCGCGAGTCACAAGTAGCGTGTCGTACTCTCCTGAGTTAAACTTTTGTTTGGCGGTCGACTTCTCCGCGTCGCTCATGCCACCATGGTATTCGCCTACAACCAAGCCCTTAGATTCTAAAGCGGCCCTAAGCATGTTCTTTGACCCTATTCGCTCAAGATGAATAATCGGCTTCTTGTCTTTAAGCTCGTTGTCTAGCAGGCGGACGACCTCCTGTGCTTTGGCATTCGTCTTCCAATCGCCTCCGTGAATATTTTTATGGTGCTGGTTGTTTCTCCATGATTCAGGGTTGAACGTATTCTTAACTCCTTCAATCCTATCCCGATATTTAATCGCACGCTTCATCTTGCGGGACCGCATCCCTGTCGGCCTAAACTTGTTCGGGTCTATGTCCGTGTCGTACAACACCTTTTCGAGTTCTGGGAACTCTTGAAAATACGCACGTAGACTCGCTTCATCATCTGTCCTTTGGCTGCGCAATTTCACCTTCGCCTCCGCGTCCATTTTCAACTGGCGCATCTTGAAGCCGGTAAACTCTCCTTCAATCTGTGCAGCACGCTCCTTCTGCTTAGGCGTCATGGTTAACTCTCTAAGATACTTCGCTTTCTCTGCATCTGAACGCTTCGTCCCATCGGGGTGATAATCTCTAAATGGGTTATTAAGTCTCTTATCCAGCGGTGACGCTCGCGTAAACGTGTAGGTATCCATCTCCCGTCGGAGCTGCGCCACCATCGACTCGCCAAACACGTTCGAGTTGAGCGTGATATTATCGTACTGCTTCGTGAATTCATCTTTGGGCGGAAACTGGCCGGGGTTCAACCAGTTCGATATATCCCAAAACTCACCCATGTTGTTCTTAGCTGCCGTGCCTGTAAGGCCGACGCGGTACTTCAACCTTCCACCAACCAGCTTTTGTAAACCCTCCGCTTTAGCAGACCCTCCCGTCGGACTCGCAGACGTCATCTGGTGAATCTCATCAATAGCCATAAAGTCAAACGTGTCCTTAGCCTGTGCAGCGGACGCCGCCAAATCATCATGTGAGATGATCGTGAACAGCGCACCATCTCTTCTGTCCTCTGCATAGTTGCGCTCCATTGCCACCACATCGTCTTGGAATCCCTTGACCGTGACTCTCGTTAGGCGTGTCGCAATCTCAGCTTCGATTGTGTCGGCGTACGCTTCTGGTAATCTACTACGGTCTGGTAGTTTCTCACCATCCTCGCCACGGACAAATGGCACGTTCTCCATAACTACATCTCGCACCTTCTCCCTGATATCACGCTCAACATCAACCCTGCTGCTGGCAGACGTATAGAGAACGATCTTACCCTTCTCGTTGAACTGCATGATCTCTTGTACCATTTGGTTCCTAAGTGCCGCAGGCGTTGATATACACCCCGCGTCAATTTCACCCTTAGCATGCAGGTCGGAGACCGCCCCAATGATAGTTGGGGTCTTACCTAGCCCAGCCCCAAAGTGGAGGAGCGACTGCTTGGCCTCCTCAATGAATTTGATGCCCGACTGCTGCTCGACGTGCATGGCAATTTTGAACCCACCCGTGGGGTCATCGGTCTCCGGTTGCCACGCCTCGATATGATCTTGCATCCCCAGCGGTGAGATCGCTATTTCATCTGCCTTGATGCGGCGCAGCAAGTCATTTCTTTTCGCATGCTTCTTTAGCGGCCAAGTGCTTGTTGCCTGCGGGTCCATCTCGACTATGTACTTACCCTTGTCCTTGAGTATCTTGTATGCGCCAGACTCAGGTGGGAATCCGTTGGCAAGCATAAACTGCCCTAACTCCTCTTTCGTGGTTGCAGAGTTTGAGTGCATTGGCTTACGCTCTCCACCTATATGATTCTCAAGCGACTGGAGAAGTGCGGCATTTGTTCCAGCCTGTTGCAACTCCCTCGCATACTCCATGCGAATGTTCGCTACCTCCGTAGCCTTAGTGATTGAGCTGAGTGCAGATTCGCCTAGTACCGCTGCCTCCAACTTATCCCTATGCTCTCCTGCTTTGTTAACACCCTCCATAATCTGCGGTAGCATCCGCTCTTTAATCTCTTGGAGCGTTCCGCGCATTCGCACACGGTCGAAACCCTCAACCTGCGCCATAAGCAGATTCGCCGCCCCGTCAATTCCCAGCATCGACGCCGCGTGTCTGTCAAATTGCGCGTTGATTCCCATCTCGCCTGCAACAGCATTAAGCGACGCAGCTACGTTATCTGGAACTTGGCTGGATGACATCGTGTCTTTAGGAAATGGCCTATTCTCAACCAGTTGGTCGAGAATAAGCATGCTCAGCTCCTTTGGTGGATGCCACGGCTCTTGGTAGCACATGCAATGCGGGTGGGGCAGACTCGGATATTCCACAACTAGGTACATACCCGATATGTCCACATCGCTTAGGTCTACGTCGAACTCCGCGAGCTTTGCTATAACGCCAGCTCCTGTGCCTGATGCCAGTATCTCACATACCTCATGTCCGCTGTGCCACGCGTGGCTACTGCTCAACCGCCAGTAGCTAAACGCCACCCCTAACTCTTTGTACAAAGCCAAGTTTGCTTCTCTCGCCGCGCGGGCCTGTTCAGTCCTGTTGATGCGTTGCAGCGACTTGCCCACGGAGCCGCCGTCAACTCTCGTATGCCCCGGCTTTGGGTCGTGTAACCCCCGGCGCATGTAGTCCATCGCCTTCGTGGAATCCTCGCCGAGCTTAGACTTGATAACACGGTCGTAGCGCAGCTTCGCCTTCCCCGCTTCTCTTGCTAGCCGATCCTTAGTTGTAGTCTGCGTTCCGGGGAACGGATTGTTCATCGCATTGTTCGTAGCAGTGGCCGAGAGCTGGGCGAGCTTCGCGTCTGTTTGCTTCGGGATGCCGAGCTTTGCAAGTACCTCAGACTGTGCCCGCAGGTCTCGTTGGACTGCGAGTGCAATGTTTGACTTCATGGACTCTTGAACCTTCCCCATTGCCCCACGAATCTGTGTGTTCGCTAGTTGGTCTAACTCTAAGCGTGCCTTGGTTGTAAATTCACCAGACTCGGTGCGCGAGCTTTTATTCTTCTCACGGACCTCTGCTGAGAACGCTACTGTCCCATCCCTGAAATGCTGTCGTAGTGTGCCCGCCTGTTTATGTGATTGGCGTAACGACGTACCCCTAGCACCACGCATTTCTTCTGGGCCACGCTGAATCAGCTCTTGGCCAATAGCCGCTTCGTCTACTGTCACTCCACCCACCTTGGCCGCATCAACGGGCGTGCTCGATTCGGGTCGCTCATTTTCTTCTGGTCTCTCAGCCAAAGCTACTCCACGTCATGCTAATATATATTTCGGTCTCGGCTTACGCCAAGTCTCGCTGTGCAGCGATGGAACGCTTCTCGCCTTGCACGGTCGGCTCAGGCCGGGTCGGGTTTGGGTTGCCACCCCGATTTGCTTGTTCTTTATCTGGCATCAGCTCTTGCCCGATATTCATCTCAAGCTGCGCACGTCGCACAAGCTCCTCCTCGCCTACCTTCATGGTGCGCGTAACCTCGGCCTGCGACTTGCCCATGTTCTCCATTTCTTCTTCCCGTGTACTCAGCCCAAGATCCAGACGCTTGCCCGCCTTCTCCAGCTCCATAAGCTCATCGCGTGGAAGTGGGTCGGGGAACGTGACCTGCGTTCTATAGCGATTCTCTTTTGGCAGCTTCACCATCTTACGTCTGAACGTAGTGTTCATTAAGGCTTCAAACTTGAGCATGAGCCTGTTCACTTTGCACAGCCCAATCCCATAGGTCAAGATTTTCAGGTTCCGTCTCTCATACATAGGCAAGAAGCGCATCGCGAGCGCGACCGCAGATTCCTTACCTCCCCCGCCCATCGCCGCTGGCGGCACGTCGCCTATTTCGTGCAAATGGTCACGCAGCCTATCGAGGTACGTCAGTGACGTTCCAAGTTCGCCATCTAGTGCTAGGTTCTCGACCGAGGAGTCCATAGGCATTGTCCACATGCGGTTAGCGCCGCGTTCGACCTGCCCCAGCTTTGCCCCTTTAACAATCGTGACTGGGCTGCCCTGATAATTGATCACATCGGACACGTCCGTCATTTTCTCGTTGTACTCGCGGTTCAGCTCCTCCACCAATTCAATATCGCTATCACCATAATGACTCGTTCCGCTGGGGACGTTCGGTACATGTACTAACGGAATCTCGCCTAGCACGTTCTTTCGCTCAGTGAGTTCGTTACCGTCCCAGATAAGCACCTTGTCGGGATACCAAGTTTCAATAACAAGCTGGACGACCTTGTTCCCCTTCTTGGCCGAGCCTGCTCGCGTTGGCGCGTCTTTATACTCAGGGTACACAATAGTCACGTTCTCCATCTTGGAATTCGGATTCCCCGCTGGTCCCGAGAACACTGGAAACACCTGCTTGGAATGCAGGATCTCAGCTTTTGGGTATGAGACTGCTGCCGTGTCGTCGTCCTCCTCCCAAGAGACCCGCACAAACAAGTCTCCCGTCACGCTCCCCATCTGTCCTGCTTTCCACGCCCATAAGTTCTTATCGTTTAGTGACCAAATGCGTTCGAGCTTCTGTCGGACAAACTCGCGCTCGGCTTCCTCGTTCACATCTGTGCTTGGGTCATCGGGAACCACGAGCTTGAACCCCTTACCAAACGTGAAGTTCGTGTGCTTGTTCGCAAACTTCTTGCAATAGTTCACCGTCACGACCGGATCGTCTGTCGGAGTCGCGTAGGTCCAGTGCTTACCCTCATAGAAATTCCAGTGCTTCTTATATCTGCGCAGCCGAATCCGATGCTCCTCTTCTAGCTCCGTCGCAATAGACATCGCAGAGTGGCGAGTTTTCTCAGTTGGAAAATCTCTAAACAGTTCCATTAAACCCACGGTCAGCTCCTAGTCCCTTGGTTCTTTCTACCCGCGCTAATCCGGGCACGGTACAAAATACCCTCTCGGTAGGTAGCATTAAACGAACCCTTTGCCGATTGGCTGCCATCATGAAAATACTTGACTAGGGTCTTGACCTGCTCGGTCCCTGCCATATCAAGTTTTGTCGGTTTGTCAATAACTTTGGTCATTTTACCCTGTTCTTAAATGATGGGCGGCGCGACTGCGTGTTGTTGACAAGTCTCTCACGTCCGTACCTTTTGGCATCCTCAGTAGCACTGCGGTCGTAAAATGGGTTGTCTGCCGATTCGACTCTGTACTCACCAGTGCCATTGACGAGCCAGCATAGCATCATCCACGAATCTGGGTAATCGTCCTTTGCAGTCGAGTTACCAAATTTGAGCCTATTGCCCTTGTGGTTGGACGGCGCTTCGACAACCATGTGCTTTCCTTTCCAGATCTTTACAAGTTCGGTCGTCTGTTGCACGAACCGTTTCCACTTGCGCATACGCTGTGCCCCGGCCCCCGCCGGGTACGTGATTCGCTCCTTTGTAACCTCCTGCTTGAGCAGCTTATATCCACGATGCTTTGAGACCCGGCTGAAATTGAACGGACGAACGCGGACCTCGCCTTCTATCCCGTGCTCCGGTGCGCCATATTGCAGGTCGTATCTCATTCGATCGTAGATCGGTTCACCCCGCCCGGTCGAATCGACAATGACCTGTGACACGCTATAGTTTCCCAGAAAATCTAGTATTTGTGGGTACTGCACCTCATGATCGTCGCCGTGAATCTCCAGCCAGTTCACAACGTGCAGATAATATCGCTGGTCGCCTGAGTATGCTATCGGATTGTCCCACCACACCCGGCCAATCGTGACAACGGTCGAATCTTTGCTCCGTCCAAAGTCAATGGAGGCTACCTGATCCCGTGTTGTCCTGTCATGTGTAGCTGGGTAGTCTGGTCTCACGAACGTGGTGCGCACGATGTTGGCACCGTCATAAACTTTCGCCTTGAGCTTGTCGCGGTTCACGATACCAAGGCTGTCCAACTGCTCGGGTGCAATAAACTGCGAACGCTCTATAAGCCAGTGAAGCCTGTACGCCATGCGAAATTCGTCAGAGTCGTACCCAAGCCGCTCAATCTCTTTCTTAACATAGCGGTTGTATTTCGGGTTCGCCTTTGCTGCCGCGTGGTAGTCAAATCGGAAGTGTCGCTGTAGCTGGTGCGTCTCTTTCTCAAGGTCATGCTTCCTACCTCGTGCGCAGGCGTCGTAAAAATCATTCCTGTGCGGGTTCGGTGTACCAATCTTCACGATGGTACCGTTGGTTGCAGCCAACATAGGATGAATCGACTTTTTGAGTTTGTAGTTCGATATATCCTGCGTCTCCTCGCACAATACTAGATGGTATGTCTTGCCCTCGATATTCGTTTGTGGCCCCGCTGAGTTACAATCGACAAAAGAACCATTGCGCAGTCTGAGAATTTTGGAACCAAACCCCGGCTCCATGTCAATCTCAGGATCTCGAAGCGTATCGCGCATTTGCTCCGATGACATGCGCATTGCCATACGGCGGTGCATGATTCCAGACTGCTCGTAGGTCGGCGCGAAAATACCTACCCACAGCCCATCCTTGAACTGGGAGATCCGCGAATCCTCTTTAATCCCGTCGATGGTCGCTAGAATTGGGAGGATGACCTCACACCCGCACACTATGTTCGCGACTGTCTCAGTCTTACCCGCTTGCCTACTGAACAATGCTGTAATCTCGTCGCCGTCGTTGAGTAGAATGGACTGTATAACCCGCAGGCCAAACTGTGCCTGAAATGGGAATAGCTTAACTCCAGTCGACGCTTCGCAGAAGGCGAATACCTTGTCCGCGATATCCAACACCTCCTCGCGTGTCAGTATAAGATTCTCTTCCAGCGCGTAGCCTTCTGTGGCATCGTTCTGCTCATCCCAGGTTTCGATGCTGTGTGCGTCTGGCTCTTGGTAAAACTCTGTCACTTGCTACTCCAAAGTAAGTTGGCTTCGGGCCACAGTAGCGGACGAGCACTACTTGGGCAAACTTGCTGGGGACTGTAGCACAGCCAAGCACAGCAAAGGGCACATGCTTTCACACGCGCCCTTGGTTATATCTGTTTGTCAATCCAACGTAATAATCCCAGACTTACAACCTTCGTCTGTAGACTCAATCCTAATCCCGTTCACTTCAATCGCCCAGCCCATCACAGTACCTGTGCCATTGCAGTCCCATTCAGAACAGGAGAACGATTCTCCACATGGCAGCTCGTACAAACCAGTCCCCCGACAGGCGGGGCAAGTTACGTCTTGGACTCCTCCGAATATACACTTCTCAACGACCACTTGTAACTCCTTACTTATCCAAGGCGCCCTTGGTTATACCTGTTTGTCAATCCAGTGCAATAATCTCGGACTCGTAACCTTGGCGGCTGGCGTCCGCCTTTGTGCGTTCCGCGCAATCTGGGCATAGCCTGTGAATTGACATCTCGCTGTAGTCTGCCTTCGTGTCGTAGTAGATGATCACGCGCTTGGTGGCTTCGCTGCTGGAGCACTGCGGCTTGAGTACGCCGAAGCCTTGGGTGCTTGAGTTGTCGCAAACGCGTTGTCTAAGCGAACGTCGGTGGTGATGCACGGGTTCCTCCGTATGGTTGGGGTATGGGGTAGTGCCCCAGTATGAACTGAGGCACTGTGGTTGTGCGGCGTTCTTATCTCTCGTCTTCGTACACCTGTGACATCAGCGTGTGGAATACGCCGCTGGGGATCTGGGCGACGAACCGTATAATCATATCAAAGGGTATGAACAATTTCGCGATGCCGTCTGAGTTATGCCGCTCAACGATCAGCCAAGTGCCCTCCTGCTTTACATGCAAGAAATACTTTGTCTTACCCACTCGCGATTTTACCTTCACGTCTTTGAGCACTTCGGCTACGCCTTTTGAATGCTTCATGTGTCCCTCCTTGTGTTTTGTAGGTTAAGCGCGGCAACCATCGCCTCTTCTGCTTGATACATGGTCCTAAAATCGGCCATACGCCCGGCCCATCTCGTGAGCGCTCCTGAGTCATGTGGCGTAACGACAATACTTAGATCATGACAGGTGGACTCTTTAGGTAGGTGTTCGTAATACCGCACGCTCCTCCCTGTTGCTTGCTCGAACCAAGCACCCTCAGACGTAAATACTACGTCTTTGCGCGAGTGTGTAAATCCGACCACCTTATGCACGCGGGCAGAACCTACGGTCCTGTACCGTTTCCCTATTTCGAGAATCATGCTTCCTCCTTTGTAGGCCCGCCTTCCATCCCGTAAACCGTCACGATATTTGCTGGGGCACCGAATGGGCCAATTTGCAAACGCCATAGCGGCTTGCTCACGATTCCAGCTTGGTACAGAATTTCCGACCAGCCCTCGTATTCCGAGTAATTCCGAATCATGCACTCGTATGGTCCCACCTCAACAAGTGACTTGTGCCGGGGGGTCATCGTCGGCATCGAGTACAGGATACCATCACTGCCTTGGACCAGTAACGCTATGGGCGATAGTGCCTCGGGGTCTTGAAACTGTGTTGCATAAACAAACAGCTCCTCGCCTTTATACTGAAACTTGCCAATCATCTCTGCTAACTGCTTTTCATGTTCCATGTGCTACTCCTTTAGTTGTCTGAATGCTTGGTCTGTTACTCATTGTCGTCGGCCAGCGATCGTATCTTCACCAGTCCTCGCGTGTTGGTTGTCGTAAAGCCAGAACCCAGCTCGTATTGTGCGGCCTTGTGAATCGCTTCGAGCTTTGCCTCCAGCATGTCAATTGTTGCAAGTGCGGCTGGCAGTGCCTCCCTCGCACCCGCGACGAATTTACAGAACGTCTCCGTATGGCCATCAATGAACGTCCCCCAACCGAAGGGAGAATCGTCATTGCCGACGCACCATTCCTCATCATCGAGCATATCGTCACATCCCCCAATCCCCGGTCGCGCCTCCCATGGCCCCCTCGGTACGCCCGCGCATAGTTCCTTTGCTTGCTCTCTTCCCTTCTTCGTCAGTGTCTTCATTTTGTCTCCTTTTGGAGCGTTGTTTGTGAATTGCTACCCTTAGTGCTTCTTCGTCAGGTCATCGAAGAACTCCTTACTTTTGGTTTTACTGTATGCCAGCGCCTCCTCCCAAGTATCAGCTTCAAATACCTCCTCAACGACAAGCCCCTCCTCCTCGTGCATAGATGTTAAGGGTTCAACTCCCTGCTCGTGCATTGCGCTAGGGTATCCCGAAATGGGATCTTTCCACCGTATGTACGTCACCATGTTTCTCCTCCTATGCTGAGCGCACACTTCCTTAGAAGTACAGCCCTAGCTTATTGCGCTTATTGCGCTTCTTTTGTATTTCCAAAATATGCTTCGCCTTTTCCAGCGAGACACTAATACTCAGAAGCAGCAAGGCTCGCTCCGCTTCCAACGCGTCGATGGTGTCGAGGGCGCGCGCCATCTCACCGGAATTAAATGTATGCGCGAAGAGATCAATATTGGGGCGGGCTGTAAACTCTCGCCACTCTTCGCGCTCTTCTTTCGTCAAAATACTCATAGATTCTACTCCTTCATTCTAGCTAAAAAATAGTGCATAGTTTCCTCAATGCAGTCGTCACATGAGGCAAATGTCTCAGATACTGCCTTGCTACGCAGCGTTACAAAATGCGTGGCAGGCGGTGCTTTGCCATCCTTGCACAGAACACACCTGTGGTACTTCGTAAAAAGAAACTTGCCGTTTCTTATTGGCTCAACTTTGATTGTGAACTCTTTCATATCAACTCCTTTAGTATTACTTTCCCCAAGTGCCTGTTGCCCATGCGGCGAAGCCGTACATTGTCAGTGCTGTTAGTGCACAGGTTATACTCAATATAAACAAGTGTTCCCAACTCATCCTTCCTCCTTTGGTTTACAGTTCTCGGTATTTCATATCGGCCAACGCCGCATTCAGGTCGTGCACGCAGTCCTGCATTTTCTGCTGCGTCCCCCGAACGCCTGTGCTCACCACCCCCGGCAGTCCTAAGATACTGGCCACCGCTTTCCGTGCGTGACTCGCCGCCTCCTCCAGACCTTCGACCTGTTCGTACAGTGCGCTGTCGGTCACGGGCTTTTCCCCCGTCATGTCGTGGTGGATTGTCTCGGCGAGCCGGATTCTCGCGCTTAGCTTCGGGTTCGCCAATCGTGTTCGCTTAAACCCGTACGGGTCTTCTTCGTGGAGAAGCACAAGGTTCGCGTAGCTTTGCGCCATATTGAACACCGCCCTTGTGTGCAGGTCCGTTTGCCCACGCTTCTTTCCCTCCTTATACCGCCGGTGCCACTCATCGAACCCCGACGCGTTCTGGAACATCGCCTCCTGCGTTTCGGGCACAGCCTCGATGGCGCGCAAAAACGAATGCTTGTGCCCCTCAGATGCGACTGTAAGCAAGTACCGTGAACTGCGGCTCATCAACGCACCGCACATATTCCAGTATTCATCCGTCAACTCTTGTACTCGAATCGCCACCTCTTCGTTTGTCATGCTCCGTATACGTCGGGTCAGCAGCGCCTCCTTGAGCGTGTCCGCCACTTCGTGACCGAGCTTCCCGAATTCGCCTAACGTGTAAATCGTTTCGTTGACCCACGCCCAGACTCCATACTCATTGTGGAACCACGTCCCTGCTCGGCCCTCGGAATCCAGCGTGCTCAGTATCACCGCCTTTCTCTCCACCTCCACCAGCGAGTTCAGAAAATCCGCAGGTTCCAACCCTTCCAGCCGTCCTCCGGTCCCCCACTTATCGAACGCGCTCTTGGCAACGTGCTGGAGGAATGTCGGTGTCGATTCAACGGCCAATGCTTTCAATATTTCTTTGTACATCTGCTACTCCTTCTCAATGTGGGACCGTTTAGACCCCGTTGGGAGCTTTGGCCAAATTACCAGCCAAAACCCGCGTTTAGTATAGAAATAACAACCCTATTTTCGCTCGATCACCTCCATATCCTTAAAGCGTATATCCAGATTCGCCCACGCCCCCGTAAGGCGTATTACGCCCTCGGGGAACGCTTCGAGCAACTGCTTACGGTACTCGTCTTTGTAGTAGCGCGCCGTTCGGCCCCGCCCCCCGAGTACGCGTGACTCAATCTCCACCTTGTCCTCCACATGCACCTGCCAAAGCAGCTTGAGCACGTCGCCGGTCTTAACCAGCTCCCACCACGCTTTCGCGTAATCGTGCAACCCTTCCTCGGAGCAGCACCACGTAAACGCGCCCCAATCCAGATACAGCGAACAGATTGGCACGCGTCCCTTCACCATCGCGGCACTGGCGCACGATGATATCTCCCAGAGCTCACGCGGCTCCAACTCCTTGTACTCCGCCAACTCGTAAATCTTGAGCCAGTCTGCCCCGTCGCGCCCGTCGCGCCCCCATGTCAGCCTCGGATGGTAGTGAATCATTTTCTTCAGCAATCCCACCTCAACGACCTGTGCATTGGTAGCAATCTCAATTACGTTCGTGTCTAATTTTCGCTGTCCAGTCATCTCACTACTCCATGTGCTTGTTTCGTTAATGCTTCCCAATCGTTTCTTACTCAGTCCCACCAGATCCGCAGTCCCTCGTCTGGGTAGTTCGAGGAATTAAACGTCTGGCTCCAATCCAGCTCATCCGCGATCCGATGCTTCTTGAAATACGCGTAAACCTGCTGGAGCAAATCCGTCGGCCCGCTCACGTACACCACTGGGGAGGATTCCCTTCCCGGCGTCAGCATCAGGTGCTGCACATCTGCTACACTCACCGCATCCCGAAATGCTCGCGCGACGTGTTGTGCCGTGAATTCGTTGTAGTTCCCCGGCACGGCCATCAACATCAGCCATTCCCAATCGAATAGCGACAGCTTCAGCTCGGACCTGAAACCTAAATCCCGCTCCTTCTTGCTCAGCTCGTTGGCATCCGAGTACGCATCCACCACCGTCTTATGCTCCGGCCCAAGCTCTGAGAACCCAAGCGTCCGCGCGTCATCCACAATCAGCGACGTCTGGTAAACCCCATCGAGCAGCTCCTCAACTTTGCTGTTGAGCATTGCCACCATCCGGTCCTGCTCCTCCTTGGTGCTGGCCAGATATTCCTTCAACTCCCGTCTCGCCTCTTCCAAATCCAACGCGATCTGTATCAACTCTTTATTACTAAGTGGCATTGCTAGTCTCCTGAACTCGTTCGTGTTGTCTGGGGAGGCGCAGCCCATTGACCACGCCCCAGTAAATTAAATCATCCCTGCGTCGTGCAGTGGTGACGACAGCGTCCCTTCGCACCCTTCACTTTGACACGCGTACTCTCGGGCATCCGGCTCCACCGTGCGCTCCGCCCCGCAATCCGTGCACGTTGCTTCCACCGACCCGTAATCCTGCATCTGGCGAAACGCCTCCATCACACTCTGCGATTGCTCGTAATCTTTTCGTTCGTCCAACATCCGCTTCTCCTTACCTGTTTTCCAATTCAGTGCCCCACTCGCCCCATTGGCTCGTAGTGGCTTCGTACTCGCACACCTGTAGAATTATCTGCTATCAGATTCGTCCTCGGGCATCGTTGCCGTCTTCAGATGTTTTCTCGTTGCTCAGTACACCCACGCTGAAATTTTGTGGGTGCTCCTTAGTATATATAATATTTATGTGTTTGTCAATAAGTATTTAATGATAGGTAGTCCACCGTTCTCCACCTTGGTTCGCCTTACCTCGTAATGGCTCCGCTTTGCTCCTACTCAGGTGACGTGGATTCTGCTTGGGCTTAGCTCGTACCAAAGGGTCTTAGTTCTTAAATTTTCTCATCTGTGAAGATAGCAGTAGGGTGGGTTTTGTGGCAGATCTTGGCGGGGGTCCGAACTGGACTTGGCCTGAATCTTTTTCTGGATTTTGCTTGACACCTAGCTTTTTTCATGAGTGAGCTTTGGCTTGGCTTGGGGCCAAATTATTCCTGGATTTTGCTTGACACCTAGCTTTTTTTATGAGTGAGCTTTGGCTTGACTTGGCACCAAATTATTTCTGGATTTTGCTTGACACCTAGCTTTTTTTATGAATGAGCTTTGGGCTCGGCTGCCCATAAATCCAAAACCAGATTCGGTAGCTGGGCTGGCTTGTCGTCACTGGGGAAAGGACTTGTCGGGGCTGGCTTTGCTTGCCGCATAAAATTCAGATCTTGAACTACGCTCGCCAGCGAATCCTAGCATGCCAATCCATACGCCCAAACCGGCTCCCAAGGCTTTCCATGGGTTTTGCTTGACATCATAGTTCTACCCTTTTCTCGGAGGGGGGGCCTAATTCCTAAACCAAAATCCTCACCTTGACATACACTACTGAACATAGGGGCGGCTCTTAATCATGGCAGCTCCAAATCCCAGTCCTATGCCCAGCCATGGGGGTCGCCACATTTACGCGTCTAATGGGCTGAGACAAAACACGGGGAATTCCGGCACTACCCCTCGCCAGAAAAATCCATATAACGCTTTTACTAGCGCCAAATATCAATCCGTAATTCCAATTCGCGCCTAAAAAGTTCCTGACAAACCTACCCAAACCCTATGCACCAAACCTGACCCTAAAAAAGTTCCTGTCAAACCTACCCAAACGCTATATGCCAGCACGTATATCTGTGCATTTGTCAGAACCAAGACTGCCAACCAAGTGCCAAAGTCGCTCTAAGTAGCCACATCGGGATCGTCCTCTATGGTACGTCTCTACCCTTACTCTCTGTACTACTACTTATACACCTCATAGATCGCCTCCGGCTCTCTCTCCCCGCAAAACCTGGGAAATACCGTGCCTGCCAGTGTGCTCATGGGGGTGTGCTTATACGTTCTCTAGCGCTTTGCCTTGCTAACACTCTCCTTGAATACATGCTTTCAAATGTTTTCTTGCTCCCCGCCTATTTCAGCTTTCGGGCTGCTCGGTCCTGCTATAGACCCCACCACACCAAAAGGGCAGGGAGGACCAAATCAACTGGCCTTCCGCTGCCCTTACGTGAGGGTCTATATGCTTTCTTGCTACTCGCTGCTCAAACCGTACCTAATAACTAGATGACCTCAAAATATTTCGCTGCTGTAGCAAGAAGCATATTGTAATCACCAGCCATCATCTCAGCCAATAACTTATCAACCTCCTCCTTATTGCAACCATACTCTCTGGCCGCACGCTGACATCTGCCCATTACACTATACGCATTCCCATCCTCTCCAGCCAACTTTACTTCAGGCTTGCCTGCTTCCAAATCACTTAGCGTTTTCATTCTCTTCTCCTTTCATGACTGGGGTATCAAGCCCCTTGGGTAGTTCACTCTCTTCTTTAACCGCTCTCCCTCGCTGGGGAGTTGCGCTCCTGGCTAACTCTTCCGCGAATCTCAGGACTGTTCTCGCACTCGTCCAGCTACCTTTGCTGAAGCTACCATCTCCCGATTCTGAGTTCTGGTTTCTCCATACGATCTCCGCTAACTCCTGTAGCTCTTTTGGGTGGGGAGCCAATCGTTTAATCAGCTCCGCCGCCCTCGCTTTGTCTGATAACTTGCACATCTCCTTCTCCTACCTGTGGTTTCTGGGGGATAACTCATTGATTCTTCCGCGAATCTCAGCTTAAACCTACCTCCTCATTTTCAGCACTCCAACCATCGCCCTCCCCTTCCTCATGGAACACCTAAAATCCACTTTCCTTCCACGGAAACTAGCTGTCCCCTCGACCACTGTCTTCCGCTCGCTCCCGCTCACAGCTTGAGGCACGATGGACGGGTATGCGAGAACCACAGGTGATTTCTGTGAAATTACGTGCTTACAGAGAACCCATGCCTCGACCTTTTTCTGGGTACTGAGCTTCTTTTCAGTGGTTTTCCGTAGCTCTCTTGGTGGTGGTTCCGGTGCACTTCTATCACGCGATGTCACAACTACGAGTAACACAACCGCCATTATCGCAAACGTAACCAACACTTTCACACTGTTACTAGGCATCTTCTTACCTTCTCTTAGGGGGAATTATTCTCCGATAACCGTTAGGTCATTTAGTGCTATGCACGCCTCTCGTCCTACAATCCAGACTACTGCTTTGCCATTTTCTACGCGTGCCACCCGCCGGGTTTTCGCCACTGCGCTATCCATTCCTTCAGGCAGCTCTCGAATTCGGGTGCCTACTGCGTGAAGCCCGTTCCACAATTCCGCATACATTTGCTCATCTTGTAGGGGAGTAACCCAGTTATTTTCATGAATTTTCTGGAGATGCTCTTCTATGGACGTAATTCTTTGGCGGACTAAGCGTAATTCCTGTAGGACAGCAGTGTTTTCGGCTACTTTTTCTGCATCTATTTGCTCCCCATTATCTGTTATCCAGTCCGTTAACCATGAGTGTAAATCGTCAAACAAATGCACACTCAACTCACGTCCATCACCATCTCTACGGAGTAAAACTCCCAATATTTTCTGTAGCATCTCGAATTTTATCTTGTCTTTTCCTGGGATTTTCCTACTCATTTCTTGCACCTTTTTACTGAAAAATTACCAATATCTTGATGGTCTCTAAGCACTTCTCTCAGGGGAAATTCCTGCTCCAAAGCAGTGAAAATCTCCTTAGATCTTTGGGTGTCGCTGGGGTGTAATCCAGTCCTCATAACCACCCATGTCCTGTTGTGAGAATACGTTATCTCACCAATGATTTTAGCTGCTTTTCTCATGCGATTTCGCATCACGCCGAGCGTCTCCATATTCCATTCCGTACCATGCGTGGTTAACAGTGTAGCCCGTAGTAGAACTCCGCCTCTTCACATACGCCCAAGTCGTTGTGTACATCTTTAAGACGCTGTAAGCGCTTTCTGTTCAAGTAATTCCTATGTCCCTCTGGCCTCCAGTCTCCCGCTGACTTCATACCAAACCTGCTTTTCGGCTTATAGCTTTTCATAACATCCCTTTGAAATGTACTCCGTGAATAACCACTCGGGCTCTCCCCAGTTCGTCACTGTGACTATCTCCCCTGACAAAACCCGGTCACGCACAAGGCGTAAACCCGTCACCATAAGCACCGCCTTTGACGTGGTGTGCCCTCGTATTTTATCAGCTATCTGCACGTACATCACGGGCTTGCCATAGTGGGTAATCACAGCCTCCTTAACCCCTGCCTGATGCTGCATAAATTCAGTAGAACTCAGTATTAAATTCTCATGTTTCCAAGGTGCCCATTTCGTGTTTTTCTTCCTCATAATTTCCTCGGCCTTAGTGGCGTCTTCGGTTTTCTTAATTATCGAATTTGTACTGCATACTATACTCACCATCCTCCTTGGCTATATCGCTCAGCTTAATCATCATCCTCCCTGCGTTCGGCATGGAATTATCCCATTGGGATTCTGATACCTTCAGTAGCATCATGTGCGGCCCTTCGACCTTGTACTCCTTCATCATGTGTGGCTCTTCGATCTTGTATAAAAAGCCGATTCCATCGGGCATGAACGCTGCTCCTTCTGGCTCGGCTGGGACCGCATACTGCTGGGGTAGGTTTCTTGCGATTTTCGCTACTGTCTCGTTCTGTAACGTCTTTTTTGAGAATGTGATTTTCAACGTCCTTCTCCGCTTGTGTGAATGTGAGTCTCAATGTCACCAACCATCTCGCTCATATTGCGAGGACTTCGTAGGCGGCTGTGCCTTCCTCGCATGTGAGTACCACCTCGACCGAGGCTCCTGTTCCGCTCCTGCGGCAAAGGTGAATTGCCTCTTTCGCCGTTCCGTTGAGTGCGCCGTGGATCATGTTGAGAATCATCGCAACTTCCGCTTTGTCATCGAAGTGTCGTACGGCGTAGGGCGCGAAACTTTCTGGGACGTCGAACATCGTAACCCTGATTCGAGCGTTGACGAAGGACTTGAGAATGGCGAGAGTTTCATTGTCTGTGATTTTCTTCATTTTGTTCATTTTGTTTCCTCGGGCTTGGTTGCCGTCTTAGGTTTTATGGGTGAAGTGCTTACCCGCAATGTTTTTTGGGGTATGCCTCAGTATATATGATTTTTATGTGTTTGTCAAGTATAAATGGGGAATAGTGTTCCAACGACTCTCAGTCTGATCAACCCCAAATCATCTCGCTCACTGCTTTGCCTTCCTTGGACACCACCAGCACATCGTAACCTGCCTCCTTCTCAATCTCGGCAAACCCTGCCTCGACCAATTCGTCATCTCCCGCTGGGCAAAACCACACTCTCTCACTTCTACTCCTATGAAACTCCCAGAGCCTTTCAGCGGCCCTAGCGCTTAACGCGTTTCCTGCGCTTAGCATCTCCTCGTCAGTTGCATACTTCTCTTGTGTTCTCAAATACGACATTGCCGTACTCCAGCTAAGCACAAAATACAGCCCCACTTCGCTCCCATCAAACCGCAACTGGTAACTACACACATGCGCTGATTGCTCCACTCGGGCAGATTCTTTAAGCAAGTCAAAAATCGCACCCATGCCCTGCGACCCTCTGACTGTACTTATGTTAAACTCATTCTCCAGTGCTGATACCACAATATCCTGTGATTGCATTACTACATCAATAAGCGCGAATAATCTTTTCGTATGGTCTTTCATAGTGTCCTCGGGCTTGTGGCCGTCTTAGGTTTCTGTGCATACCTTACGCGAATGTAAAGCATGATGTTTCAAGGTGTTTGTAAAGAACTATTACGGAGCCGGTTACGGTACTGGCTCTTCGCTGTGGTGGCAACGCCAATCACTTTACTCTTTTCATTCCTTTGGTTTGAATCTTAATGCTAAGATTCTGGCCAAGCGGTTCAAGACTTAGCTCGCACTCCCCAGCCTCCACTGCCTGAAGCACAGCGCCATATAATGTCAGGGCCTTCTTAACTAATTCAGTCGCATCTTTTGAACTCGACTTACGAACTAGTTCTCCAACCTTGCGCACCATATCGCCGTCAACCGTCACGACAAGCTGGGGGGTATCATCACTCACTTACTGTATGTCACCTTGTGTCTGAGCCTCTTCATAGAACTTAGCAGCACCAGCTCGATCTCGCTCCGCGAAGGCGCGCTGAATTACTTGCTTCTGCGTCATCGTAGCTACGTGGCCCAAATCATTCACTACCTCCACCATCTTCATGGAGTTGATGAACTCACCTTCCGCGAGATGATCATTGACTAGGCACCCCATAGCCTCCTCCTCCAGCGCAGCCCGACACATCTCAGCCTCCATCTTAACTACCTCAGCGACGAACTCTTGCTTTGCTCGCTCGCTCGCTTCTTCAGTCGTTTCTAAACTCACAATCACCAACGTATCTCGCAAACTCATAACTACTACTCCAGTCACTACTTGGGTGCGGGGTAGGCCCACCATGGACCTACCCCATTTTATTACTCGGCTACTTTATCCTCTTCGTTCATCTGAGCTTCCATCTCCTCCGTGCTCATGCCAGTCGCTTTCGGGTTAAGATCCTCCACTACGGTCTGTGTCACCGTCTGAGTTTTTACGCCCAACTCTTTCATCACACGGACAACCAAGTACGTGCCTTCCTCATCACATTCTTTGATAAACCGTTCCGCCTCTTTCGATGAATTGCTTTCAAACTCTCGTTCGACGAACACGTACTCTACGCGTGCAAAGGGTTCTCCCTCTTCCGCTGCGAACTTGTTATCGACTTCTTTCATTACTGCAACATCTCCGAATCTACTCATGCTGGGTATCCTTGGTTTCGCAGTTTTTCGTCTTCACGACGAACTGCTGTTTATGTAATCCACACCGCAGGATTTTTACCTGTCGGTTTCCTTCACCCTCGGGAGGCGTGTAGCCTGCCCTTAGATACTTTTCGCGAAGCTCATCGGCTTCCTCAAAATCTTGTGTGTATAACTTTGACCTCCATACCTTGTGTGCCATCGCCATCTCCTACGCTTGAGTTACTTGTTACTTGGCTCAGTGCATGAGTGATGCAATGATCTCAGCACTGATCATCTCAATCTTGCTCGTATGCGACCGCGCTCCATCATCCCCGTAAACGTGTGCGACCTCATGAATCATCACACGTACCAAGTCCACGAAACTTGCGACAACACCGCGCGCTATCTCAATGGAAAAGTCCGCTCCTCGGAATCGCCCCAACGTGCGCTCGTCGAAGAAATCCACGATATTCACATGCTCCAAAATATCGGCTCCCCAATCCCCGGCTTCGAGGCATGGGTTTATCAGGTCACACACCTCCCTCAAATTCTCACGCTCGGCTGGAGTAAGATCCTTATGCGAGTACAGCTTCTTCGCTTCCTTCGCGGCTTGTTCCCTTTGCTCTTCAAAGGTTCCTTTGCGCACCACGATGAGCTCACGCATTGCCTTTGATACAACGACTCCTGTCTTCCCGAAATGCTCCAGCTCCTTTGACTGGCTCATGTTCTCAACGGGTATAGCATCTACGCCGTGCTTCTCCTCGAACTGGGCAACCACCTTACTAACCAAGGCTTTGCTATCCTTTAGTGCGTACACCTCGGATACCTCCAACGCGTTTCCTTCCTCGATCATGCCGAGTATCTCTTCAGTGAAATCTTGGTCGCTAAACTCGAACATCGCCTGCGTCATCCTATTCAGCTCCCATTTAAGATCCCATTCACTCATCATGTGGCGATCCCGGTTCAACTCCATTCCGCTTAAATCGTAACCGTACCGCATGCTATCCCGTTGCTGCACGAATACACCCTTATGATACAGCTTCCCCTTGTATCGGTCTTGGAGCAGCACCCTGTTATCTGAATACGCACCCGGCTTGACCGACTGCTTTGGGTCGTAATGCACATCGGTGAACAGGAACCTCGTTTGCATCTCCTCCCACTGCTCCTGCTCGACCCCTTCCACAATCACTTGGAATACACCGCGAGACTTCTTCAGCTTCCTCGTTTTCACAGCCAGCACATGCGTACCATACGTGTCGGACCACGCGATTTCTGGATACCAAGCCATATCATCATTGTAGACCTTGACCTTGTATCCAGCCATTCTCGACAGCGTGAGCAACGCCATAGGCAAGCCTTCCCCGAATTGGCCAATCGCATCCTTTCTCTTACGCGAACCCGACGTGCCCATCAGCAGCGCGTTCAGCTCCACCTGCACCCCAGAATTCTCAACCACCAACACCTTATTGTGCTCGTGATAGACAACTCGCATCGCACCTCTTGCTCGTGAGGCTGATGCTAGTTCTGCGTCTCGTGCGTTGCTGATAATCTCTCGCACAGCTTCCCACAATCCCCAACTTTCTTGGTAACTCACATCTAAACTTAACTCGAACTTTGCCATGCTGCTCTCCTCGGGCGTAATCGCCGTCTTCAGTTTATTGGCTCTCGCCATTTGTGGGATAATCCCACAGGGCTGGGGGAGGAGTCGAACCTTCCCTACACCATCCAGCCAACTAGCACACGCTAGACTCACATTGACATATCTTCATCCTGCAACTCGCTGAGCGTTCGGCGGTTTCGCTGTAGCACCGTCACGCCTCGAACCTTCGTCTGCATCTCTTCATACGCATCGGAATCGGAAGCGACGCGTACATGAGACACCACTGCATCCCTATCGAAGTTCCACGCGTACCTAACCATTGCGTAGGACGTTTCCTCATGGGCTGCTGTCGGGTCTACATCGTACACCTCTGCTACTGCGTCTTCTCGCGCACCTATCATCTGCACCATCCCTATCGCTGCAACCATCGCGTCCTCTAAATCATCAAAAGACACATGCAGTTCCGTGGTGCCTTTGGACGTGTGCACGTAGAACAGGGGCTTGTTCGCATCGTAATCTGACTTACTCGTGAACTTAATCATTTTGTTTCCTCGGGCTTTCGCCGTCTTCAGTTTACGCCTCGCTACCGGCTAAGGCGGGGTTTACTCTTACTCGCATACCTCTCCTCTTATGAGTGAAGGTCGCCGGATTTTCTCGGGTTGCCCCGAAGCCGCTGGAAGGAATCGAACCTTGCCTTGAACACCAGTAGCAGCGGTGCTGCTTAGATGTCTTCTGGTTTCAGGTGGCGGGGTGAGCTTCCGCCGTACCATTTGTCATGAGCCATCTTCTTCATCCCTTGCACTTGGTCATGTGCCGGAAGGTGTGGAACTCCCGAGCCTGCCCCAACGATCTTGCGGAGGGTTTGCCATGTGCTTTGGCAAACATGCGCCTTGAGCCGGTGCTCGTCGTAGCGCCAATCGGGCTTTACGATTTTCTTTCTGGTGAACGTCTGTGAGTTGCCGTTCCCATCCGTCCCCTTGAATCTAATTTTTGAACTCACGTCGCTGGGTTCGACCACTGGGATTCTTGCGAAGGCGATTGGAATTTTAGGGTCAACGATTACAACCTCTAAAATGTGAGCCTCGTACAAACCGCTGTATGCTTTCATCCGCTGCTTCCAATCCTTGCGTAGCCACTGGAGTACGACCCACCTACTGCCAACTAGTAAAGTATGGTCGCTCGCGAGGGTCTTGAGACGTTCCCTGTGGATTCCCGCTTTCACCTTATTGTCTTTGCGAGTTGCGCTACCTTTCTTGCCGCCCACCTTTCTCGTTGTTGTGGCCGCCATCGCATGTTGTTCATCGGGCGTCAGCATTTGGAACTTGCCCCACAACTCGTCGTGTTGCTCGGGAGTGATAAGGTTTGACGCCGCGAGCCACTTCAGCGCTTTGTCGTACTTGACTTCTGCTGCGTGAGTAATCTTTGCATCTCGCTCGCTCTCGGTTTGCCACCCTGTTGTGTGGTCGGAAGGTCCAAAGCAGCTTAGGTCTCTAAGAAGTCCTCGTCCAAAATTGATTTGAGCCATTTTGTTTCCTCGGGCTTGATTGCCGTCTTCGGTCTAAGTTAATTACTGGTTGTTCAACACCCGCAGTAAAATTTGGGGTGTGCCTTAGTATATATGATGTTTGTGTGTTTGTCAAGTATAAATGAGAGATAGGTGTGCGAGGGTTATTTGGTCGTACCTCCGTACTTTGCCTCATCTACTTCTGCGCGGTTCACAGGATACTGTCGCGGAGCTTTTACCCCAAGCCGCACTTGGCTCCCGCGTAACTCCACGACCATGACCGTTGCTATCTCCTTACCTTGTTCATCCCTGATCACTAGCTCCTCGCCTTCCTTGCGCGATATCGTAAGCATCCCTTTACTCCTCAATATTCATGTGAGTGAAACCTAAACTCTGAATCTCAAAAACCGGCAGCACTTCGCTGGGGGATATCCGAACCATGATTCTTGGTGGCTTGTCTATCTCCGCGTACGCCTTCGCAGTGGTGCCCATCACTATCTGCTTGTCGTCCTCGTAGAACCCCTCGTCTTCCATCACGTCCTCAACCGGCTTACGCAGGTTTACGATATCCGGCCTGCTTGCAAACCAGATCATGCCTTTCGGATATTTGTATAGCCCTGTTTTCTTATACTTGAACTGCATGTATTTCGGCCTTGGATATATCGCTACGATATCAACCCTAAGTGGTACACTCAATGGCTTCGGGGGCCGATGCGGTCGTATGAGCTTTGCAAACTTCTTCTCCCAATCACGCATCACCTTTGGCTTGAATGCCCCACCTTTACCAAATCGTACAGATTGCTTTGCCTTTGGCTTAATCGGCCCAACTACGAATTCAATGATATCCATATCAGTTACCTCGGTCGTACCACGGTCGCTCGGCTAACACTTTTTCTGGCTCATCATCCATTTCAATGACCCCATCTTCGACGTCGCTATCCTCTAGCGCCTCTCGTTTTTTCTGGTCATCAAAATTCTCATACTCATCTGCGTCATACCTATGGTCCTTACCTGTCTCCGATGGTTTCGTTCCCCCGCCTTTCCCGTAGCCACCAAATAGCTGGGAAATAATACCATTCCCTTTTGCTTTAATCTCAATCGAATCCTGCGGGTTCAGTATTTCCCGAACTTTTTGACAAACATGCACAAACCGGTCTATCTCTTTTGATATATCTGGGTTGACCAGCCCACCCTTAGCCTTCTCCGCTACCAACGCAAACTGCAATCGCTCGTACGTCTGCTCGACCACCGCGTTGAGCGCCTTCTCGATACTGAATTTCCCTGCGTGCTCACCCTGTGCCTTTAGCGCAGCTTTCTTAAATGGTATGGAACACGTCGAGTCCTTTTTGTAGAAGGGACATTTATCTGCGATGTAGCACGTATTGCAATGGTACCCGAACTCGGCCGTCTGGTCCTTCCCTCTTACCTCGGGCCTTTGGACGGCCTTAATTTCTTTGCGCTCCCCTGCTGCAATCACCGAAGCATCGTTTCGGTGCATCGGGGTTATGACTAGGTTCTGGTACTCAACCCACATTGACGCGTTGAACTGGTTCACTGCGCCGGAGCTGTCATCCATAAGTGCCGCGTAATCAATACTGTGTTTCTCACACCAGTCTTCATAGTTCGCGCGCACGCTCTTGTGATCGGGGTCTTTTGTCTTTAGCTCATCACCACTGAATACATACGTCACACCATATTGTGCCCCCATCATCCACGATGTCGAATCAACTGAGTAGAACGTAAGATTGCGGAACACGTCCTTGTTCGTCATCGCGAACCCGTGAACCTTCCTTCCCGCTTTGTCAGATATCTGTAACATCTCGATGTACTCCGACTTCTCCATACCACCTTGTATGCCGATGTACTCATACTTCTCGACCAACTTCGTCCACTCCCTTTTGCGCGTGGTGAGCTGTTCCATTGGGCTGTCATATCCGTAGTACCCCTCGTAAGACGTGTGGTATACCGGCATGGGAGTTAGTCCCTCCTCCTCCATCAACGCCCGCCACTCCTCAATTTTTTCCACACCTACAATGCTGTCAATATCCAGTTCGACGTACACGTCAAAGTAGTGCCCAAACTTTTTAAGCCATGAGATGTATTCTAAAATATACACTTCCGGCTCGACATAACCCTTTGGCTTCTCCTTCGCTACTGAACTGCCTGCTATATGCTTGCGGTGGAACAGCGACTTGCCGTGAAAACTGAAGTACGTGTGCGCACCAGAATCCAGCATCACAAACGCGCCCGCCTCCTTAGCCTTCTCTAAAATCGTGGTCGCCTTCGAGTCGCTCATCTTGCGAAAGTAGAAGTACGAGCACAACAAATTTTCGGCACCGACCGACAGTAGCTCGTCCATCGAGCGCTCTTTCTCAGCTCCGGCAAAACAAATTCTCATTCCGTGAGTCCTCTTGTGCAGTGTGCGTTAACTTGCTCATTCTATTTCTTGCTTAACACCTTGGGCTTGGGTGTACTCGTGGAATACGCTAGCCATTCGCTGAGCCACCGCAGACTTCTCGTACTTCTCGACACGCTGTAGTGAATGCGGAGCAAACAGCGCATCCTGTACACATTGTTGAATCTCTTCAATAAGACTTGGGCGGTAGAAAAATTGATCAAGATACTCGTAGTACGGAGTGCACCCCGGTGCTACCGGATTCGCACCACAAATAACGCCCTCAATTAGCGACACATTTAGTGTGTCAGCCAACCCGCCGGTCACAACTACTTTTGCTTGGCACAGCAAGTCAGTGAACTCCTTAGCTTTGCAGTATGGCACAACAGCGTACCCGGTCCTGACCAAGTATTTATATACTTCTCCACCAGACGATCGTGTATCGAGGTCTTGTCCTGTTGAGAATACCACGCGATCCTTAAATGGCCGCAGTGCTTCAGACAAAATCATGGCCTGCTGCTTCTCTGGGGAAAACCTTCCCGGAACCACGATATACTTCTTCATATATCTAGTGTGATCGGGATAGTCATCCATATCAATGGGGAATCCAGTGACCTTAATAGGTGGCATGTTCTCATACGCATCCTGTATCTGCGCTTTATGACTTTCCGTATTCACGGTCATGAAACTCAGCCGAGGCGTCCACTCCGAGAAGTCTATGATGCCACCCGTTGTTGGGGAATTCATCACCACGTCTATAAACTGTCTTGTTTCAATCCCACCATGGCAATGGGCCGCCGCCGGCTCGTCCCTGATATCCAAAACGTACGGCAGCGCCCAATCGTGCTGCCGTTGAAAATACCAAAGGTCACACGGCGGAGCATCTATCACAGCTTGCTTAATCATATTGTATGGCAGTAGCGTAAGGTCGACCTCATGCACCTCAATGTTGTTCTCCGCCATCCCCGCTAATACCGCCGCTGAAAACTGCGCAGACCAATCACCTGTACTTTTCTGGCAAACGTAATTCACTTTCATAGTGTATCCTCAGTAATATAACTAGCAATCCTTTCGCACACCTTACCATCTAACATCGCACCAAATAGCATATCAACCCTTGCAGCTCTTTTCGTGGCGAGCAAGTCTTTGCCTCCCAGCACTCCGCCCATCATGACCTCCAGCTCATCCATGCTGCTGAACTGATAAAAGCAGTCCCTCCACCGGAATGACAAATCATCTGGGTCAAAGCTAGTGTCCACCGCAGGGTCACAAAGGTCTGTTCGCTTCCTGTCAAACCACCACCTGAACGAATTGTACGCGAACACAGGCTTTCCTGTCGGTAAGAACTCAAACAGTGCAGACCCCATATCCCCAATAAGTGCATTTGCTCCATCAAAACTTGCGACCAAGCCCCCCAAATTTTCTGCTGCCATTGTCACGCCGTGATGCCTAGCAGCTTCGCTGGCAATCTGCTGCTTGTACCCGGTGGCCGTCATCGGGTGAAGCTGGACTACTACCTCCTGTGGAATCATCGGGGCGAATCGGCGGAGGAAATCTACAACCCAACCATCCCCTATCCCAAATTCGTGATTCCAAGTGGGAGCAACCACTATTTTTCCAGAACCTTCCACCGGTCCTCTTACCAGTTCGTCCATTTCCATGTAGCCGACGGGCACACACTTTGACACGTTCCTACCGCGCCTCTTCGCTTCTTCTATTGCAAAATTCGAGGCAACAAATTCGGCCACCATTCTCTCATCCTTCTCCGCGTACGTCGTATTCTTGCTCGACCCTACCCCATGATGCACATGGTACCCGCGAATTTTAATGTCCGCAGCTATCGTACGCAGGAACAAATGGTTTGCTACAACCACAATGTCTCCATCAGACGGCTCCCCTTGCCACTCTCCGAGCGCAACCATGTCAACGGCCACGCTATGCTTTGCAAGCTCGCCCTGTAGCCTCAGCAGCGTCCTGCGCTCCGCTTCTCCAGCGTACAACAACCAATAATTCATGCGCCATCCGTAGGATCATTAGTGACATGATCATACCGTTGCGCAGCCGAGTCTTGAACCCCACCTGCAATTCGGCTTGGCAACTTGTTTCGCAGACGCACTGCCAAATCCTCCGGCCCGACCTCAGTGTCATCTTCCCAAATTGGCTGCGACTGCAAAAATGCCAACCCGTTTCCTTTGCGCATCTTAACCGTCAGCGGCGCTTCAGTCCTAAATACAACATCAACTCTGCGGTTACCCGCAAACACCAATGATGCGTCTCTTGCCGCAACATAGTCGTCCGTCTCGAATGTAATCTTTTGCTCACCCCATGACAGGCATTCATGAATAAGTGCTGGGGGAAGACTCGTTTCTCTTGCTCCGATATAAATACGGTCGACTTCATACACGCTTGCAAGTGCACGCAGCTCATCTGGCAGGAACCGCTCACCGCCCGCATCTGAAACTCCAGACGCGACGTTGCCAATATTATCCTGCTCCACATCGAACACGAACAGCGTCAGGTCGCCACGCCCTACTGGCTCTTTCTCTTCGTCAACAAACGCGCTGTACTTCATCGTGCCTCCTTAATAACCATCCGTAGTTTCTTAAATGCTTGCGTGCCATGTCTCACTCTTAGCTCTTCCAACTCCTTACGCGAAAGTGGTACTGGCCTTGCCTCTACGCGCCAAACCATATCTTTAGTCGCGCGTACAATGAACCGCTTATCGTACAATTCTGGGTAGGACAACCTATTGGGCATCAAGCAGTGTGCCCCAAGGTACAAGGCTTCGAGCATAGCAATCCCGAAGGTTTCTTGGCGGTTCCACGATACTACAAACTTAGCGCTCCCGAGCACTTGGTAGTACCCTCCCTTTGAGCCAGCTTCTTCCTTCGTCACGACTACACTATGCCCACGCCTTCTAAGCTCCTCTATCAACCACGGGCTTTTCTCAGGGTCCAGCCTATGCGGAAATACTACATCGTGTACTTTGTGAGTGACACGGTACTGTTCAAGCTCTTCGAGTTTATACGGAAACGGGAGCACGCGAACTTTACTCGCCAGCAGCTTGCGGTTCTGGAGGACGAGCTGCTTGTGGTATTCACTGAACACCACCACACGGTCGATGCGCTTGAACCAACCATTTTCTACGTCTTGGCCCCAGACTGACATCCCGCTTCGGTGCAGAAAATCATTGGGGTCGTAAGAACCAGCGTGCAATATGCCAACCGTCTTCACGTCCAGTGCTGTTGCGTCGAGCATGTAAAAAATCTGCTCAAGTGGAAACCACATATCATGGAACACCAGCACGTCACCGTCTGCAATTGCGCCATCCCGCATCAGCTTCGCAATCTGTTGAACCTGTGTCGCCTTGTAGTGGTGCGTGGAATACACGTCTAAAAACGAACCTGTTTCTACCTCTTCGCTTAGGGGTGTCCCCCAGATAAACTCGTCCTCCGAATACTCCTCCTTAAACCATCGCATCCACTGCGCGGAATACCTGTCCTCAATCGGCTCGATAGGTACATGCCAAATGCTCATGCCTCCTCCGATAATTTTAACTCAATAGCTTTAAGGTCGCTGGGGGAATCGAACTCTTTGACACACCAGCCGTCTGCTTGCGCCACCATCGTTTCCGTAGATAGCAGCTCGTTAATGACATCTTCATGATATGCCATCATGTGACTCGGCACGTTGAACTTAGCCTTATACTTGCTAGCCATGCTCTTGCTTAGGAAATACACACCAACCGCTTCTCCGAGTACCACCGCACCAAGGGGGAGCACTTTGCCAAGCTGCGTAATCCTACCACCGTCCTCCGCGCTAGATACCACGGCCTTTACGTCCTCATCGAGAACGTGTCGTGGGTGGACGAGCGCGGCAGAACCTCCAGCGACTAACTTCTCCAAATCGGGGCGTGCGTAGAACACAAGGTCGCCGTTCACCACAATGGTTTCGTCGCTGTGCATTCCCGCAAGTGCAGCATCAAGTGAATACGCGGTGTTCGTAGTAGCATATTCCATATTGTAACAGATGGTCATGTGGTGGCGTCTGCTAAGCACTGCCTCATGTGCTGCCTTGATGACCTTCTCATGCTCGAACCCAACAACAACGATTATCTCGTCGACCAAGGGCGAAAACATTGCAACGGTTTTCTCCATGGGGATTCCATACCCTTTGACCGGGTGTATGACCTTCGCTGCCCCACCCAACCGCCGACCCATACCCGCCGCCAATATCACTAGTGCCCTGCTCATTACGTCTCCTTTGTTATTTCAAAATCAGGGTACTCACCTGAAATTTTCTTGTCTAATATTTGATCTCGAATCGACTCGATGATTCGTCTGGGAGAAGTATGTGCCCATAAATACGCTGACGTTCCAAGGTTATCGCAGATCCAGTTCACTGTAGCGTACTGCACAAACCCAGTCTCTTCCATTTCCACAATCATGTTCTGTGCGTAACCACGTAGCTCCCACTTGAAACGCGTCGTCCAGACCGCAGGCAACACAAGCGTGTAGCTGAAGGGGAACCACACCGGGTTTGCGAACCAATCGCGTAGATGGACCGCTTCATGCCGAAGCAACCCATATCGCTGAAAGTTTTTACTGAAATACTTAACCCCATCGTCGTGCCCCAAAGGCAGGTAAATCGTATCACCCAGTGTGGTCACGGTGTTCTCGTAAAACCAGTCCTCGAACTTTGGTGCTACTAAGCCCACAAGGGTCATAAACACGGGTATGGCCTTATGCCACCACCTACGCCAGTTGCCTTTTTCTCGAATCTCCAGCGAGGGCACGTCGTAACGCATCCGTACTAGGTAATCTGTGACTGCACCTGTGTAGCCCATGATGTTTTCCAGGTGTTTGTAAAGAACTACTGCTTACGCTTGGAATATTAAAACGGCACCATTCTCACCATCCTCGTTTACCTCAACTGTCATGCTTCTCTCGCCGTACGTGACAGTCATCCATCTTGCTATTTCCACTGCCATCATCTCGCAGCTAAAGTATTCCTTGAACTCGCTTGTGACAAACTGTGCAAGCTGCTCGTCCAACGCATCCTTGAGTGCAAGGTACTCAAGATCCCTGTCATCATGGTGCTGCTCGACCAACAGCTCGACGTGGAACTCGTGGCGATGCCTATTGCGTAAGTGCTCATGCTTGCCTGCGGGTGCGTTCGGCCAGTTGTGCATGAACTGAAACCGTGTACGAACCACTGCCATTAGCTTACTGTCCGTAGCCATCTAAAACCTCCTTGTACTGTTTGCCCCTCACAGTGCGTAATACATCAAAAAATTCGCTACCCAATTCTTCTACAAGCTGGTCGAGTACATCATTGCCATCTGCGTAATCAACCCACGCGAAGCGCATGTCAATCTCTTTATCAAGGATCATCCCTAATGACACACCCACCACGCGTATTGCAATAGCAAGCTCTTCAGAGTCTACATAGGGGAATACAAACTCGTAGTGCTTGGCCTGTGGCCACAGCGCAATGGCAGTAAGCGGGTATGTTACTAGCTCTACTCGCGTGACAATGTCCCCCATCAGTAAGGCGTCTGGATTGATCTTCAAAAGCAGGTCAGCCACCAAAGCTACATCAAGTTGCTGGGCGAAGATCGGTGCTACCTGCTCTTGTGCAGGTGTTAACTTAGTTGCTATCAGCTTGACCGTGCCCGGCGTCTTCAATTCCCTCATCACCGTACCCACTGCTATTGGCGATGCGTCGAATGCAACGAGTTTTAAGTGTCTTTCTGTTTCTGCAACCATTTGCTGCCTCCACGGTCTTGAGTCTAGGTCTGTTTCACTTATTTGATAGCCAGCGAGTATATACGCGTAGCGCCATCGGCTGCTGCTTTTATTCTCGTTCTATACGCACCCAACTCGACGTGCGCGTGTACTTTTCTCGGCCCGCCTGTTGAACTAATCTTAATCCCGATAATCAGCTCCTCCCACCCATGGTCCTTTGCCTTTTTCATGTAGGCTTCCAGCTCGGGCACCAGCTCCTCAGTAGTGCATGACACTACTACGTCAATTATCATTTCAGGTTTCATGTATGCTTCCTTTGCGCCATCTGCACAAGCTGGAGGAATTCATTTTTGTCTATGTTCCCTCGAATAGCATGAGTCGTTGTGTTTGAATGCGGGTCTTCTACGCCTCGAATTGACATGCATAGGTGCTCGGCTGTCATCACCACGCAAACCCCCAGCGGCTCCAGCTCTTTGAACAGGTGGTCTACAATTTGTACGGTCAACCTCTCCTGAATCTGTAAGCGATGTGCGAAGTGCCGAACAACCCTTGGTATCTTCGATAGGCCAATCACCTTCTTACCTGGGATATACCCGACGTGTGCGGTCCCAATAAATGGCAAAAGGTGGTGCTCACATAAAGAGTTGAACTGAATGTCTGTCAGCAACACCATTTCATCACAGTGCACGCCATCCCTATCAGCGGGAAATGTAGTTAACTCAGGTGGTTCGTCATGTCGGACTAGCTCCTTCCACATACGTGCAACCCTAGCTGGGGTCTCCTTCAACCCCTCCCGCTCAGGATCTTCGCCAAGCTGTTGGAGCAACGTGTAAATTGTGCTCTCCATAATTATTCTCCCTTCGATTTTTGGATAATCTGGGCTGTCCCGCTGAGAATCCGTTGCTCAGCCCGTTGGAAGAACTGCTTCTGCAACTGCCCCAGCTCTCCAATTACGCGTAGCGTACTAATTTGGTCTTGCACGTCTGCGCACATGCGGAACACTTCATGTGGTGTGGCCCTGTGGTGTACGTCGACGTCTTCCAAGTTCATGATTGGGAGCACCGCCCCATTCTTATAACGCACCAAAAGTACAGCAGTTACAATATCAGATGCCGTTGCTTTTTCGGGGTCGACCTCGCCGTGCGGCTCATCGGGCATATCCTCCTGCGTGAACCACTCTCCCGGCGTAGGCTCTCCCTTCGGCTTTGCTTTACCTTCCGGCTGCGGCTGTTCCTCTTGTGCTGCGTCCGGCTCGTTCGCTGCGTTCCCTTCCCTGTACGGCGTTTCTTCACTCATATCTTATACCTCAAATTTATATTCAACTTCGGTTAATTGACGGCTTGTGACTTTGCTGATGCTAACTTCGGTGTACATGCGCTCGTGCTTCTCGCTGAGATAACAGGTCAATTCATGCCACACGGCAAACACAACCTCCGCGCCAAACACGCCTTCCCTGCTGAAATCGTCGGTCCACCACTTCTGCAAAACTTCCTTGGCTTCTGCTATCCCAAGGATCTCCCCATTCTCAGGAAGTTCTTGACAAACAGCTTCAACCTCAAACGTGGCTACCGGATTAGAAAGCTGAACTAGGACAACGACGGAAAATCTCATCTTAGTCTAGCCCCATCACTTTGTGCATCTGGACCGACACGCGCCATGCGGGATTTTTGCAGATGAATTCGTAACAGTCCGTATAATGCTGTGCGAGATTTTCATCGTCAACCGGCTGGACGTACTTATGCTCAGCGAGATGTGCGAAATCTGTGGGGTTGAATAGGGGGAATAGCACCTTAACCTCATCGTAGTGTTGGTACACCGGCTGGGAAGGAGGCTTGGGTGATACCGTTACCCAGTCAGGCCGACCCTCTTTCGGCATCTTGTTCGTGCCATTGGTTTCAATGGACGTGAAGAATCCTGCTGCCTTCAAAGCCTGTACCAATTCGGTATCAACTTGCAGCGTTGGCTCGCCCCCTGTCAGGACAATCATCATGCTTTCTTTGTTCTCCTCCCCAAAATGCGTATTCCATACCCGTGTTGCCTGCTCCGCGATCTCAGCAGAAGTTTTTTTGCCCCCCTGAGCCGTAATATCACGCATGGTAAATTTCGTATCACATATAGCAGCGCAACCGCCTTTCTCTTTGGCGTTCATCCCGCGCGTGGCCTCGTAGCCAGACCATATATTACAGCCTGTGAACCGGATAAACACCGCAGCTCTACCGGCGTGAACACCTTCGCCCTGAAGGGTTGCAAATAAATCTACGACTATATACCTCTTAGCTTTTTCTTTACTCATCATCTGTCCTTGCCAGTTGTTCCGGCGTCCACTCAAAATAATCTGCGTAGCAATTCGGAGTTTCGTGAATCCTCACTCGCGTCACCAGCAGTTGCGTTTGCTCAAGCTGTAGCTTGGCTACTCCAAATAACTCCTTCGCGATATTCTCCGCAGTGGGGTTGCCACTCAGCATTCGGTAGTGCTTCCACTTGTTCCTCTTGCACAGCTCTATCAACTCTCGGTCTTCGGTGTTGAGTATCACGCCGTGGTCCCAGCACTCGTCAATCCAACCCCCGATCTTCTCCTTGAGAATACTGAAGTCTATGACACGCCCAAGGCTGTCCAGCCCACTCATGTCTTGTACAAAAATTTCCGCAGCATACCTGTGCCCGTGCAGATTTTTACACTTGCTCTCGTGGCGCATCACACGATGAGCAGCATCGAACTCGATTCTCCGCATGATCTCAAACATGGATACGCTCCCAGATCTCCTGCTCACTCTCAACGCGAAAGCGGAGGCCCGTTGTTTCCATACCTTGCACTTGCTCTTGGGTAAACTCAGGAATAAATACTAACTTTATCCCATTGTCTTCTCCCATACGTCGGGCGATAGCACACGCTTTTGTCATCTGATTTACTGCGCCTGCCCCAATGGCAACAATGGTTACTGTCTTTCCCTCTTGGAAATTCATAACTAGCGCTCCCGCTGCTCCGGGTGCGTGTGTGTCGCCTGCGACTTTAAGTTCTATGCTTTGTTTTGCCATCAGCTCATTTCTCGTTCTTTCTCGCGTCTCGAAATCTCGCGAGAGATTGCGTTGTATTTCTTCTCGTATCCATCCAGCAGCGCGCCGATAATCTCAGCGTCATTCTTAATCTGCATTGCTTGGCGTTGCTTACTTCTCACAGCCCGATTCGCACCTGTAAGGTGCCTCTTGTCTGTAACATGCTTGTGCGAGTCGCTGGCGTAGCGCGCGTCAAACTCTTGGTCAGCCTCAAGCTGCGCTCGCCTTGCTGATGAACTAAACACCGCGAGCTGGAATCTGCAATAGGCAGCCAGCCCCGTCCAGTATGCAAGATGCTCGGATAGTGCATCACCACGTATATCACTTAGGTCGCTGGGGAATGCTAAATCTGTGGTTGGCTTGTTTGGGAAGGGTAACTTTTTGCCCTTGGCTAACTCCCTTGCTCGCT